AAGTTCTTTACCTTCTCTATTGTATGTATATTTAAGACCGTCAAATCCCCACTTTAAACCAAAACGATGAGCTACTTACCAATAAGATTATGTAAATCATTATATGAAAAATATACTTGACTTGTTTCCCAATTTCTAAGTGGTGTTAAAATGAAATCAACTTGTAATTCATTAAATTCAAATGAATATACATGTCCATTAATATTAACTTCTTTAGATTGAAATTCTTCAATGATCCATTCTTTGATATTAAAATTAATTTCTTTATCAACAAGAACTAAAATATCAGCATCACCAAAACTTTCTTTAGATTTAAAATAAGTTGTTGATTTAGCATCCGTAAATTTTTTCTTAGCTTTTTCTAAAATAATAGGTAAAATATTATCAAATTCATCTTTTTGATAACGTCTTGTAAAAGCTCCTTTGATTGCATTTCCTCCCATTTTATTTTTGTTTTATTTTTACAAATATAGTAATTTTTTTTTAATATCAATAAAAAAATAATATATATTTTATGATAACAACTATTAATGATTATAAATACATATTATTTGAGTCAAAATCTAAAGCATTAAAAGCATTAAATTCTTACTTATTAATTAAAGAAGATAATATGCGTGAATTTGAATGGGATTTAAATAATGATATTAATGACGATATTAAATTAATAGATCAATTAAAATTAGGAAAAGAAAAAATTGGTGAATATTTTAAATCATTAATGGATAAAATATATTCACTACCTGAAAAAATTCAATTACGTTTATTTAAAGGTGTTGTTGTTGCTTTTGTTGGTTTAATAACTTTACCACAAATGTTAGATACTGTTAGTAATTATTTTTCAACTAAACCAGCGCAAAATATAGAAACTGTAAATAGATTTAAAGATGTAGTTATTAGAACATATAAAAAAGATCCAGCATTTGTAAAATCTACAGATCAAGAAAAAAAATATGTTCAACCAACAGATTTTTCAGATACATTAATTGAGTTTTTAAAACATGAAGAAGGATCTATAAAAGATAAAGGTCAACCAGTTTTAACAGCTTATAATATAGGTGATGGTATGATAACTATTGGGTATGGTCACGCGGAACGTGTTAATAAAACTAAAATGCGTGCTGGTAAAACTAAAATAACAAAAGATCAAGCTGTCGATTTATTAATTGAAGATATAAAAGAAGCACAAGGTCAATTAGATGATATTTTAAATTCATGGAAAAAAGAAGGAATTAATATCAAATTAACACAAGGAATGTATGATTCTATGATTTCTATGGTGTATAATATGGGTATAGGTAATTTTAGAAAATCTGAATTTATTCAATTAGTTAAACAAGGTAAATTTGAAAAAGCTAAAGAAAAAATAAAAACAACTAACGTTACATACCGTGGTCATGTAATACGTCGAGAAAAAGAAGCTGAATTATTTGGTATAAATGATGTAACTAAATTTGATTTTAGAAATTAAGAAATTGTACCTGTTCCAGTATTTGTTGTTACTGTAGATGTTTTAATATAATTAGTTATTTGTGTAGCTAAAATATCAGATAATTCTTTTGATAAAATATCTATTAGTTGTTCAGATAAAGATTTAGACCATTGTTCAGAAACAGTTTTCCACATTTTCTTTTTATATTCATTAGCATCAAAATTTTTAGATGGTATATTTTTAGATATTATTTTATCTAACTGTTCTTGAACATGATAAATACCTTTTTTTTCATCATTTAATGCATCAAATAATTTTTTTTCTAATTGTTTAATATCCTTTTCAAGATTTATTTTTAATGTTTCTTTTATTAATGGCATAATTAAAATTTTACATTTTTTATTGATTCTAATAATGATGCAATAGTGTATTCTTCTTGTGATTTTTTTTCTAAAATAGCAGAAATATGATCATCAATAACATATTGTACAATTAATTCTATATCAGATGTATTAATATCATTATTAGAATCAATCCACTTTTCAATTTCATTATTAATTTGTTGACAAAATTTATCATATGATAAATTTTCCCAGTAATTCATATCAAATTCAAGATTTTTTAAAAAATCACTCATAGTGTTATTTAAATCTTGTAAATTATTTTTCCATTTTTCAAAATTAGCAATAAAATCTTCTGTATAATGTTCTCTTGCTTCTTTTTTTAATGCTTCTTTATTTAATATGAATTTTTTATTATTCCAAAAATTATCTATTTCACTCATTTGCTTTCTTCGTTTTTTATTAATTCTAATCTTTTAATTTCTTCTTTAACATCATTAGGAAACATTTCACAAATAACATCAATATCTTTTATTTCTAATTCATAAAAATCACGTAACAATTGCCAATTTTTCATATCAGGTTCTTTTCTTTTAGTTGCGCCTTTCCAAAACCAAAATGGTGTTCGTGTTTCTTTTTTTAAGAATTGAAACCAAATATCCATTGATGTTGCTTTATCAATATTTTTATCATTAAAATATTGACTTTGTTTAGGATATTTTTTTGACATATATCTATTAAAAATAAAGAAAAATGTTTCCTTATCTGTATTAGATAATTCATTCCATTTATTTTTATTTTGAAACATAAAAGTTACGATTGTTTTAAAATCCATGTTTTTTTATTATTAATTTATTGTTTTGTTTTAAAATATAAAAATCTTTTATAACTTGTTTTTCAATTAAAAACCTAATTGATCTTACAGCTGATATATCACCTTTATAATGATGCTTTATATTTTTTACTAAACATGTTAAATATTCTTGATTTTTATTTTGCATATAATCTTGAATGTTTTTAACAGTTATTTTAAATGGTGTTACATAAGTATTAGCTGAATTTGATGCTATAGTTAATTTTTGTTCTTCATATAATGTCGGAACTTTAGGATTAGTACATCGAACTGGTTTTACAGTTACAGCATATTTATCAGAATTCATATTAACTTCCATAACACCTATTCCCAATAATCTACAAACTTCTCTAGCAAATCTTCTAGAACTTATATTTTTATGAGTAGATGGTACAATTATATAACATTCGTGTGCTCTGTTTTTCCAAAAATAAGCTTGTTCTAATACTTTAAAATTAAAAGATAATTTTGCTTCAAATACTATAGTATGTCCATACTTATCTGAATTTTTATCTTCAACTCGTGCATACATATCACAACGTTTACTTCCCCCACCTTTTACACATACTTCACCGTATGTTGTATATCCCAATTGATTTAAATCTGAACGCACATATTCAGTCAGTACTGATTCTTCCATATTTAAATTTCTCTTGCTACTATTGCATATCTACACATTACTGGATCATAAATTATACGTTTATCATAATTATCATTATATAATACATACTTAACAAATTCTTCATTAGTAAATGTTATAGGATATAAATCATCATTTTTGTTAAATCCTAAATATATTGGATCATTTACAATATATTGTCTTTTAACATCATTAAATCTACTATATCCTGTTATAAATGATACATGATTAAATATATGATTATCATCTGTTTTACCCATATTTCTAACTTTTGCATTAGAAAAACCAGGTTCACCAACTATATCATATGTAAATATAATTTTTTCATATTTTGATCCTTTTGCTAAATTAATTTCACCTGTATGATTAAATCTTCTCATTTAATTGTTCTATTATTTCTTCTAAAACCCAATCAGGATAATTATTATAATGCAATTGTATTAATTTTATATTTAATTTAATATTATTTCTGATTTTATTTTTTGTAGTTTCGTTAAATTCTAAATTATTTGTTTTTTCTAATGAAACAATTATGTCTTCTATAAATTGATTATCAATTATATAATGTATATCATAATTATCTTTATAAAAATTCCAAATTTTAGTTGCACCAGCTTTACCAATGTTTTGTATTTTACCAGTTGTGGTAATTTTTTGATAAATTGATGAAATATTATCGGATTTATCACCTTGAACTATTTTTTCAAATAATTTTTGGTAACAATTAATTTCTTCATAATTCCAATTACGAATAACATAATTAAAAAAATCAATATGTTTTAAACTGTTACTCAATTGAAATACATCATTGTTATTATTATCAGAAAATTCTTTTAACCATAATTCCCAACCTTCTGGTACAATTACTTTTTCTCTACCTAAAATATCATTAATTTGAATATTCATCCAAGATTTATTACCTTTTAATTTATAATTAATTAATTGATATAAATCTTGGTCAGATGATATTACTGTACATGATTTGTTTTTTTTATTAGCTAAAAGTATTGTTGACGTAATCCAATCATCACCTTCAATATGATCTTTTTCTAAAATGATATATTTATCAGCTATTGATTCTTTCCAATCTGCATATGTTTTAAATACAAATTCCCAATCAATATCTTCTTGTCTTACTCTATGAGACTTATAAATTTCTGATTCTTTTACTCTCCATGATTTCTTTCTTGAATCAGAAACAATAATAATTTTTTCCCAACTATTTAAAGCTGTATATTTTTCTATATTATTATCTAAAAGTGTCCATAAATCACCATATAAACGATTAAGTTTATGTAAAGTAAAAACACTTTTCATTAAAATATAATTTCCATCATAGATCAAGTATTGCATAATTAATTATCTTTTTATAATTATATATATAATAAAAATTAAAGTTTAATATGGAAAATATAGAAAACGTTTATTATACTTATGCTTATTTAGATCCAAGAAAATCAGGTGAATATATTTATGATGATATAAAATTTAATTATAAACCATTTTATATTGGAAAAGGTAAAGATAAAAGATGTAAATTGGGTTTATATGATAAAAATAAATCACATAAAGTAAATTATATAAAATCAATTTTAAATGAAAATTTAAATGTTATTATTATAAAAATTTATGAAAATTTAAATAACGATGAAGCAACTAAAAAAGAAATTGAATTAATTAAAAAAATTGGAAGAAATGATAAAAATCTTGGTCCTTTATGTAATCATACAGATGGTGGGGATGGAATGTTAGGAACTAAACATACCAACGAATGGAAAAATAAATTATGTATTCCAGTATTACAATATGATTTAAATATGAATTTATTAAATGAATTTAGTAGTATAACTGAAGCATCATTAAAAATTAATATTACACCTTTGCAAATTTCTAAAGTTTGTAACGGTAAAAAATATTATAAAACTGCCGGTGGTTTTATTTGGAAATTTAAAGATAAAAAAATTCAAGAACACATTTTTAATAATTGTACAGAATATAAAAAACATTCTGAAGATACAAAAACTAAAATGAGTAAACCAAAAAAATGGAAAACAGATAATGGTAATCATCCTTCAAAAGGTAAAAAATTTAAAACAAAATATACAAATATTAAACAATATGATTTAAATATGAATTTCATTAAAGAATGGAAAGATATTTATGAAATATATAATACTTTGAATTTTTTTTATACTAATATAAGTAATTCTATAAAAAATGGATGTAAATCATATAAATTTTATTGGAAAATATAATATTATATAATCCATATTATTTATATGATAATAATATTAATATGTTTAAATAAAAAAACCAATCATTTGATTGGTTTTAAGTGTTATAATAAAAAATTAAATGATGCTGGTATTGATTTTCCATCAAGTTCATCTGTGAAAAAAATCTCAATTTGTTCAACTTTTTCTATAATTGTTTTATAGTCTGTTACACCAGCTGCTTTTTTTAATTCATTTACTTTCTCAATGGTTTTCCATTTAATTTTAACAGCTGGTTCCATTCCAATAATTTTTCCTAAATCTTTTTTAAAATTAGCTATAGAAAAATTATCATCATTATAATTTATTTTCGAAATATATTCAAATACATTTGTTTGAATCATTTCTTTCCACGCGTTATCCATATTATTATTAATTATTTATTATTTCCTGAATTTCATAAATACATGATAATGCTAAAACTAATGGATCTATACAATTTGATAATTGTGTTGAATAATTAGCTGCAATTTTCATTATTTTTGGAATTCTATTTATATATGAATTTTTATCATTCATAATATATTCTGATAATGGTCTACCACATAATTTGATTAATGATTCAACATTATCACCAAAATTTTCCATAACCCATGCATATGTTTTTTCAGTATCAATTTTAGAAAAAATAATATTATAAAAATCAACGTTTATACTAGTATTAATTTCTTTAGAATATCCACCTGTTTTTTCAACTCTTTGTAATGTATTTAATACACTTCTTAAATCTGGAAAATTAATATTAATTAATGATTTCATTTGATCTTCAGAAATATTTAAATTATTTTTACCTTTAATGTATTCACATCTTTCTAAATATTCAGCTTTTAAATAATTAGCTTCTCTTTCGTTTTCAGGATCAAATTTAATAACATTAAAACGTGACAACATAGCTGGTGATATTTTATTTAAATTATTACAAGTAGCAATAAATCTAACTCTATTTTCATTTTCTTCAATAAAACCACGTAATGCTTCTTGATATTTTTGTGATGTGCCATCAAACTCATCTAAATAAACAACTTTAACTCCACCAATAGATGAATCATCAAATATATCACCTGTACTACAATATTCATTAATAACATCTTTCAAATCTTCAACAGATGAATTGTATGATGCATTAACAACCAATGCTCCAGCTGGTGTTATAATTTTAGCTAATGTTGTTTTACCAATACCAGATGTACCTGAAAATAAATAATTACCACTCAAAACTAAATTATCGTTTTCGTCATATAATTCATTTTTAATTCTTGGTAATAAAATCATTGCATCTATATTTATCGGTCTGTATCTAGACCAATATAATTTTTTAACAATTGCTGCGTCTTTTTTTAAATCAATATTTCCCATGACATTTTTATAAACATATTACAATTTAGTTTAATTTTTTTTTAATTTTTTATGCCACATATGTATATAAGTAAATAATATATAAATAAAAAAAATATTTTATGTCAAATCAACCAGAACATATTTATAAAATGAATTATGATAATATCTTCTTAAGATGTGCTATTGTAGGATTTTTAGGATTTATGCGTAATAGATTTACTTGGTACAACGAATCTGAAGAACAAGGTAAATACGAAGTAAAATTACCAATACATTATTCATTAACTGGTGATCATAGATATGTTGTTGATGCGTTTTTAGATGATATGCCTGATACACGTGTAAATATGAATACCGATTCAATACCACGAGGTGTAGTAACATTAACAAATTGGGCTGTAAAACCAGATGAGTTTACTAATCCTAATATATGGTTAAATGTTAAAAAAGAAATTGATGATGAATTAGTACAAGTTGCTGCACAAGTAAAAAGTGTTCCAGTTAAATTAACATTTCAATTAGATGTAATAACAAATAGTGAAATTGATGTTTTTAAAGCTTGGCAAATTTATATGGAAGGTTTATGGATGTATAAATATTTTACATTTGATTATAGACGATTTCCAATAAATGCAGTTTTTAATTTTGTAGGTGATATGGATAATCCAATAGCTAGAGAATATAGTTTTGGTACTAGTAAAGAATTAATAAAATCAACTTATAATTTTGAAGTAAATACTTTTTTTCCAATATTTGATGAAAATAATGAACAATATGCAAACAACGTTTCAAATTGGATAACTAATATTTGGCAAAATACTAGTACACAAGGAACAGGTACACCACCAGCTGGAAATAATACAACAATATAATAAAAAATGAATTTTTATGAAAAAAACATTTAATATATAAATAAAAATATTATCGTTGGCTAAATATGAAGTCATTAAAATTAAAATTATTTGAATACCGAAAAGGTTTAAATATTGAGCAAACTGATGTAGCTCAAATCGTATCTGAACACATTGATTTATGTGATTCATATTCTGAAAAAGAAGTATTTGGTGCTTTATCTCGTTCACTTGATAAGTATAAGTATTTTGAAAGTGTAAATCCTTTTTTAAGTGAAATTGATGAAGAATTAAGTGTTAATTCTTTATATTACAATTTAAAAGATTTATATGCTAAAATTGCTAGAAAAGAAAATCAATTTTTATATGAGTCAGCATTACATTCATTAATTGAATGTATTAATCAACCAACTGATGAAGATCGTAAAATTAAAATTTTAAATGATTTAAAATTATACGAATGGATTTATGAAGTTAAAATGTTCTTAGCTGAAGTAGCATCTACTCCACAATTAAAACAAAATTTCTTATCAAAAGGTGGTAAAATTGATGATGTTTTTTCTATTGTATTACAATTAAAAGAAGGTTATTTAACACATGTTGCTGATAAATGGTTTTTAATGAATGATGAAGGTGTATTTTCTACATTATTAGAAAATCATTTTAATGATGATATTGAATTAAGAAAATTAAGATTATTAGAAGAAGCAATTCAAAAAGCTGAATTTAGTGATGAAAAAATTACATTTAGAATTGCTGAAGAATTAGTTGTTTCTTTTGATGTTAAATCAAAACAAATTTATTTAAATGAATCAGAAAATGATAAAGGTACTACATTAGAAACTTTATTTAATTCACCAATTGTTCCTTTTATGGGTAAAGCTTTTTATCCAATATTAAATGAAACTTTTAACAATTTAGATAAATTCATGAAAATAGATACTGTTAAACATATTTACAATATTGCTAATAGTGCATTTGAATGTTTTGTATTTAATTACAAAGGGAAAATATCACAATATAGAATTGATCACAGATCTGGTTCATCATTCTACACTTATGAAAATGCAATGCCATTAATTGAAAATGTAATGCATGAATTAGGTGCTGATTTAACTTTCTTTTATGAAGATTTATTATCAGAAGAATTAAAAACTAAAGTTAATTTAGAAAATCAAGAAAAACAATTAATTGAAAAATTAACAGATATTGAAAATGCTATTATTAATATTAAAAATGAAAGTCAAATTTTAAAAGAAAATAAACAAATTCAAACAGTTTATAATTCATTATTAAGTAAAAAACATAAAATATCTGAAGAATTAAAAATAGTTAAAAATAAAAAATCTGAACTATACAATTAATTTTTTATAACATATTGAAAATGCAGGTTTAGGCCTGCATTTTTTATTTAAACATATATCATTTTTAAATATATAAAATTAATAATTAAAAAGTATTTATTATGAAATGGTAAAAAAAGAAAATCCCGTAAATGACGTTGAATTTACATATCAAATAATATTATCTAAAGGATTAGGTAGTTTAACAAGAAAAGCAGAAAAAGATATGATTCTTTTAGTTAATGGTGCAATAAATAAAAAACAAGGTAATTTTTTCAATGATGAAGATAAAAAAGATAGTGTTCAAACTTCATTCTTAAATTTATTACTTAATTGGCAAAGTTTTAATCCAGATAAAACATTAAGTGCATTTGCATATTTAACTGAAATACATAAACGTTCAACAACAGAATTTATTAATTTTTGGTATAATAAAAAGGGAGTAAAAAAAGAAGAACAAGAGTATTATAAAATGATTAGTATTAATTCATCAAATAATGGTCAAGGTTTATATAATTTTTAAAAAAATATTTTAAATAGTATGAAAAATGAATTTCCAACATTTGAAGAATTTAAACAACTTCGAAAAATAAATGAAAAATCAGAAGATCAACAATATTCTTATGGTTGTGTTATGGGTTATTTTAGTCTATCAGATTCAATAGCTATTGAATTAAATGATGCTGATATTTATAATAACGAAAAGAATGAATACGGTAGAGAAATCGAACCACACGTTACATTACTTTATGGTTTATTAGATGATCAAATAGATGAAAATGAAATGATTGATTTTTTATCACATTTGGTATTACCAAGTGTAACAATTAAACAATGTTCATTATTTGAAAATGATGAATTTGATGTATTGAAATGGGATGTTGAATCAGAAACTTTAAAAGTATTAAATAAAGCAATATCAGCTGCTTATCCTAATGAAAATAAATTTCCAGATTATCATGCACATGAAACAATTGCGTATATGATACCTGGAACGGGTAAGAATTATATTAAAACGTTAGATGAACCAATTGTTAAACAAATTCAATGTTGGGTTTATTCTAAAGCAGATGGTAAAAAAATAGCAATACATACTAGCAATGATGCTGATGTATATATTGAAGAATTACGACCAGCTAATAAATTTGATGAAAATATATAATGGCACATGCACCAAGTAATCCTGATAAATATCATCAAGGAAAATATAAAATAAAAAATGTTCATAAATACATAGGTAATCCAGTTGATATAGTTTATAGATCATCATGGGAATATAAATTTATGTTATATTGTGATTTAAATGATGGAATTTTAAAATGGGGTTCTGAAGTTTTCAGAATTCCATATGTTGATTATAAAGGTCATAGTAGAATTTATATTCCGGATTTTTATTTAGAAACAAGAAATACTAAAGTTGATGGTTTAATGAATAGATTTTTAATTGAAATAAAACCAGAAAAGGAAATAAGACAACCAATTATACCACAAGGTAATATTTCTGAAAAAAAATTAAAACAATTAGAATATGAATTAGGTGTTTGGCAAAAAAATAAATATAAATGGAAGCACGCCATTGAGTGGTGTAAAAATAGAGATATTCAATTTTGGCTAGTAACTGAAAAACATTTAAGTCAATTTAAACCATAAAAATTAAAATGAAAAAATGAAAAAAGATTATTTTAAAGATGTTGTTAAACAACAGTTTAAACAAGATGGAACATCAATTTATAAAAATAATACTGAGTTTATTTCTAAAGAAATAAATAATAACAGAAGTGAAGTAATACAACAAGTACAATTAAATAATCTTAGAAAAGGTGGATTTTATTTTATGTTTTATGATTTAGATGGAAAATCATCTAAGATGGAAAAATTTAATCCAGTATTATTAATTGATTGGTTTGATATGAATAATACTAGAATGATTTATGCTGTATCAATTAATTTTATACCAGTTAGTATTAGAACAATGTTTTTTAATAATTTATTGAATTTTAATTTAGATGTTATTGATGAAAATAATACTTTAGATTTTAATAAAGAAAAAGAGTTAGAAGCTATAAATTTTACAAATATATATAAGTTATTAAGTACTATTGGTTTTGAATGGAGTATACGAAAATTTGATATAAAAAAAATACATAAATTATATAAAGTTTCTACTAAAATTTTACCACAATTTATTACTATGTCTACAGCTAAATTTACTGGAGTAGATGATGGTAAATTAATTGAGATATGGCAAAAAAAAATTAAAGAACAAGAACAAAGACATAAAAAAATCATAAATGAAATTTTAAACAATTATGATAATATGGAAAAAGAATTAACAAATACATATATGGATCTTGATAAACGTAATGATAATTTACAAGAATCATTAAAAATAATAAAAACAATGTTTTAATAAATGGCCGGATATAACCCATACAGACAAACAGAAACATCAATATTAAGTGGATTAACAATTAATTCACAAACAAATAATTTTTTTACAAATTCAATAGCACGTCTATCTAAATTTGGAAGAAATTATGGTGAATCAGCTTTAAAAAATGCCAAAGGTATTCATGCTAATGAAGATATTAGTATTTTAACAGATTCGTCTGGTTATGGATATGATTTATTTTCAAGAAAAGTTCATGCACAAATGCAAGAAAAACAAACTATTGCAGCTTTGTCTACTGAATATTTAATGAAAATTGATATATTAAAAGAATATGCAACAAAAGTAGAAATACGTGATTTTGTTACAAAAATGGCAAATGAAATAATTGTTTATAGTAAAGATAAAAAATTCTGTGAATTAGAAGATTTACCTGAATCATATTCTACAACATTACGTGATAAAACAAAACTTATATTTGAAAATATTTATACATTATCTGGATTTGGTGATGGTTCATTAGCTTGGGATATATGTAGAGATTGGTTAGTTGAAGGTTATATCTGTAGAGAAATTATTTATGATAAAAAAGGTAAGAATATAATAGGTTTTCAAAAATTAGCACCTGAAACTGTTATACCAATTGTAGATCCACAATCTGGATTAAAATTATGGATTCAATATCCAGGTGATCAACAAAATCAAAGAATATTATTAGATGCTGAAATAATTTACATATCTTATTCTGGATCTTCTAATTATATGGAAACATCATATGTTGAACCATTAATTAGACCTTATAATGAATTAAAATCGATTGAACGTTCTCGTTTATTATTTAATTTAATTAATGCTACAATGCATAAAGAATTTGTTATACCTACACAAGGTTTATCACCAGCTTTAGCAGAACAAGAAATAGCTACATTGATTGCAGATTATAAAGATCATGTTGCATTTGATGATACAACCGGTTTAATTTATATTGATGGATCTAAAGATTTACCTTATTCAAAAGAATATTGGTTACCAAACCCAGGTGATCAAAAACCAGAAATGTCAATAATTGAACCAGGTGGACATGACTTAAATGAAAATACACAATTAATTTGGTTTAAAAATGCATTAAAAGCAGCTAGTAAATTTCCGTTATCTCGATTAGATAATACAATTGGTGGTGGAAATATTTATAGTGTTGGTGGTGAAATAACACATGATGATTATAATTTTACACAATATATTGAAAGATTAAGAACATTATTTAAAGATATAATATTAAAACCAATTATATTACAAATTTTATTAGATTTTCCAGAATTAGAAAAGTCTAATAAATTATATAATGATTTAAATATAGATTTTTATGGACATTCTGAAATAGTTAAAGCTAAAGAATTAGCCAATTTACAAGCTAAAGCTAGTATTGCTTCTGAATTACAAAATGGTTTAAAACGTGAAGATGATAAACCTTATTTTCATTGGGATTATATTGCTAAAGAAATCTTAGAATTAACTGATGAACAAATTGAATTAAATAATAATTATTGGAAAAATAATAATGCAAATTCAACAGCTACTGGTGAAGGTGGAGATTTAGGTGGTGGTGATATGGGTCTTGACGGTGGTGAAGGTGGTTTAGAAGGTGAAGGTGGAGATTTAGGAGCACAACCTGATCTTGGCACGCAACCAGTTCAAGGAGCACAACCTGTACAAGGTGCAGCAGAAGAGCCAATAGAGCCAGTACAGTAAATTTAGAAAAATATAACATTCATAAAACAATATATAATAAAAAAATTGTTTTAAAATATATGAAACACGTATTAATCGTTGAAAACGCTACTGAAAAATTAGTTAAAGAATCAGTAGCTGGATCTAATAAAATGTTGTTGAATGGTATATTTACAGAATTCGATGTTGAAAATAGAAACAAAAGATTTTACAAAGCAGATAATTTTATTCCATGTATGAATTCATTATTGGAAAAAAAGAAAATGCTTGGTGTTCTTTATGGTGAATTTGATCACCCAGATGTTTTTGATATTGCTGGTAAGAATATATCTCACGCAATCGAAAATTTATCTCATAATGAATCATCTAATAGAGTTGATGGATCAATAGCATTATTGACTACACATTGGGGTAAAGAAGCAAGAGCTATCATTAATGATGGTTATCCATTATTTGTATCATCTAGAGCAGCTGGTGTTACTGATGGTAGTGGTAATGTAATGTTGAAAGAATTATTTACATATGATATAGTTGTAGATCCAGGATTTGCATCAGCACAAGTTAGTGTTAATGAAAGTTTAGGTTTTGGTAACACTATTGATGTTCCTTATCGTATTTATGAAATGAACGATTCACAAGTAAATAATTTATTTAATGATAATAAAAATGATAGAAAAACAAAAATGGATATTAAAGAAATGGAAACATTTTTAGCTACAGAAATGGCTAAATTGGAACACCAAATTTTAACAAAAATTACAGAAGGAAAAACAGCTCCAGAAGATATTAAAGTATTAGTTGAAAAACACCAAGCTGTTGAAGAAGAATTAAGTGAAGTAAAAAAATATTTAGATTTATTCCAAAAGAAAATTTCTCACTTAATGTCTGAAAATGCCAAATTAGTAGAAGAAAACAAAAAGTTATCTAACGAAGTTAATGAAAATACTATGTATTCAAATCATATTCAATCAGGTTTGAATAATGTTAAAGAACATATTGAAACATTAACTGAAAGAGTAACTATTGATGAATTATTTATTGAATCAGTAGCAAAAGAAACAGAAATCACACAAATGTTTGCTGAATCAATTGCAAAAGAAACAGAAGTAACTCAATTATTTGTTGAATCAGTAGCAAAAGAAACAGAAATTGCTCAATTATTTGCTGAATCAATTGCAAAAGAAACAGAAATCGCACAAATGTTTACTGAATCAATTGCAAAAGAAACAGAAATCGCACAAATGTTTACTGAATCAGTAGCAAAAGAAACAGAAATCACACGTCAGTTTGCTGAATTTGTTGCAAAAGAAACAGAAGTAACTCAAGGGTTATTAGAACACGTTGCATCAGAATTACAAAAAGATGATATTTATTTATCATACATTGCTGAAAAAGTTGATGGTATAATTGATTATAATTCTAATATAGTTTCTAAAATCAAAACTACTATTCCATTATCTGAATCATTATCAGAAGCAGATTCAATTCATTCAATTGAAGATATTAATGATTATTTAGGTTTAAATACTGAACAAGAAATTGTTAATAATGTTATTGAAGAAAATTTTGATGAAGAAGAAAATGAAGAATCAGAAGAATCAGAAGAAGTTGTAACAGAAACGCCAGAAGGTGAAGAAGGTGCTGAAAATGAAGAAGGTTTTGAAGGTGCTGAAGGTGAAGAACCATTAGCAATTGACGCTGAAGAAACTGAAACAATTGAAGGTGAAAATGATGAAGTTGTTACTTCTGATATTGAAGGTGAAACAGTTGAAACACCAGAAGTAGCTCCAGCTATTGGTGATTTTGATATGACACAAAATGACACTTTAGATTTAACTACAGATGATACTAACGATGCTACATTAGATACATCAATGGAAACAACTTTATTATCAGCATTGGTTAAAATATTAGGATCTGACGAAACTGGTATTGTTATGGAAATAACACCAGATAATAAATTAATAATTCAAAAAACAGATTCTGATGAAACATTTGAAGCTGGTCAAGATGAAGTTGAAGTTTTAGAAACAGAAGATAATGTTGCAGAACGAGTTTCTACATTATTAGATGAAATTAAAAAACAAAATGCTTTAGCTAATCAACAACCACATTTCTTTAGTTTCTTATCAGAAGATCAAATTACTGATTTTAAATTATTAGAAAAAGACGCACAAAATAATATTATTTTAGCGTTTGAAAATGCTGAATATTTTAATTCACAAGATGTATTAAACATTATTGGTGAAACTTTAAATAAATCAACAGTATCATATGAAGATAATTTAATTTCAAATATACCAACTGAAATTAAAGAAGCTTGGAATGTATTGACTCAAGATCAAAAAGTTTCTATTATAACAGAATCTAAATATTTCCCTTTATATACTAAAGGTGATATTAAATCATTCTGGAATACTAGACCATTTGCTAAAGCAGTTAATAGTCCAGAAGCAACTTTAATTAAAGAATCATTATTAAATGATAAAACTGAATTAAATGAAAATTACACAGATGCTTTTTTAAAGGCTATTGAGAATTTAAAATAATAAATTCAATAATAAATATAAAATCCAATCTTTTTGATTGGATTTTTTTTTGTTTTAAAAATTGGAAAAAAACGACATAAAAACAATAATATATAATAAAAACATAAAAACAAAAATGTTTTAAAAAATTGTATTGTTAACATCGATTTTTTATTTAAAATATAAAAAACAAAAATATTTTAAAATTGGAAAAAAACGACATAAAAACAATAATATATAAATAAAAATAAAAATTATTATTTTAAATAAAATGCAAAAAAGTTCAAATTTAGTAGTAGACATGAATAAAGCTATTACAAGATGGAAACCAATCGTTGAAAAATTGGGTGTTACAAATGCTCAACGTATTAATGAATTGTGTGAGTATGCAGAAATGCACTCATCTGCAATTACTGCAGGTATGGTAAAAGAAAATGTTGCTTACGCTAATCCAGCAAATACTTCAGGTATGGGTAACGTTGTAATGCCAGGTATTAATGGTACACCAGGTATACCAGGTGCTGCTGGTTCAGGAGACTTAGGTCAAACTTTATTACCAGCATCATTAAAAATTGCTGCTAATACTCCAGGTTTAGAGTTATTACCAACAATTAACGTAAATTCAAATAGAGTTGATTTATTATATTTTGATTTCAAATATGATGATGTTGCTTCTTTAGATGAAAATGATGAAAGAGCTTCAACATTTAAATTTACATCAACTGCTGTAGAAGCTGCTATTCGTTTAGCTATGACTACATTTGGTATCACTGAATTAAGAGGACGTGTTTCTGCTCCATTATATTGGAACTTTAATACAGGTGTTATTACAACAACTGCTCCAGGTGCTACTAAAACAAACTGGTTACAATTTAAAGGATTCTCTCGTATTGATGGTCGTGTAATGTTCCGTGCTTGGATTCAATCTAACACTGCTTCTTCAGGAGCTTGGACATTCTCTGCAGCATTAAATACATTCCCTGTATCAGGTTCTATTTTAGCTGCTATCAACGCAGGTATTATTGATGCTGCTGCTCCATTCGATGGTGCTGCTGGTACAGTTGCTGCTGCTGCAACAGAAATTTCTATGGTATCATTAAACGAAGATTTTATCGATGATTTTACATCAGGACGTAAAGCTTCTACAATGACTCGTGGAGAATGGGACACAAACGAAGCAGGTAAAATTGGTCCAGATTCATTCGTGAAATCTGTACAAATTGGTGTTGTTGACGTTTCAGGTGCATTAAGATTATCAGAAATTGGTGATTATAAAAGAATGTACGGTGTTGACATCGTTGAACGTACTAAAGTTCAATTAGTTGGTCAAATCCAACAAAAAATCTCTGTTGAAATCGTTGAGAAAGTAAAAGAAATGGGATTAAAAAATCGTGCAACAGCTCCAGCAGCTCCAGCAGGTTTAGCAGCAGGTTTAGTATTAGCTGGTATTACTGATGGTACAATGTTTGACATGTCTGTATCAGCTACAGCTGGTGCATTAGGTGGTGAACACAATGCTTCAATTGCACGTAAATTAGTTGCGAAAATTCATCAAGCATCAGCATTCGTTGCAACAGACGGACGTATCGGTGGAATTGATTATATCGTAACATCTGGTACAGTTGTATCAACTATTAGAAGTATCGCAGGTTATACAATTAACCCATTTGATGCTAAATTAGGTGGACCAATGCAATTACAACCAGCAGGAACAATCGATGGTATTAAAGTATACATTGATCCATACATGAATCCTTCAGATTTAACAGTATATATGGGTCGTGTAGGTACTAAAGAAGATCCAGGATTAAAATTCTTAGCTTATATGTTAGCTGAATCAGTTGAAATTATCTCTGAAAAAACTATGGCACCACGTTTATACATGTATTCACGTTACGCTGTAACAGAATTTGGTTACTTCCCAGAAAAACAATATATGGCAATTAAAATTGAAGACGTTGACGGTATCTTATTGTAATAAATAAGATCCTCAAATGGATAATAAAAAAGCTCAGATTATATCTGAGCTTTTTTTATTTTATTTAGTTCTATTTTCTAAATATTTTTTTAATAATTGTTCTTGTTTTTTATAATCTAATCCAAGATTTTTATTAGTTTTTCTACCTTTAAAAATATTAGTTAATTTATTTTTTGTAATAGAATCATCATTTTTAAATACTGCACCATTTAATAAAATAATATCATCATCTTCTAATTGATATTTAACACCGTTTAATAATGATTCTGTATCTGAAATTTTAATACCTTTAAACGATTCTGGCGCTATATTAAATTGTCTCATAGTTGTAGGATATAACGATGCAAAATCGAATACACTAATCCAACGTAATAAGCCAACAGTTGGAAATTTTACATAACCACCATTTAAAATATCATCATCATCTTCAATATCATTATCTTGTTGAGAATAATCTGTTTTTTGTTTACATAATATAATACCATTATCATAAAAATCATAGAATAAAATTCCTTCAGTTACACGTAATGCCGATAACGATTGAGAAATTTCAATTCTAGCTAAATTTGATATAGATAACATAATATCAAATGTTCTTTGTTTGTTATGTATCAATTGAACTAATGCGGTATCAACACAGTTATATAACATGTATTTATAATAATCATTAGTATATAAATCTTTTAATGATCCTGTATATTCTAATTTTTTAACACCTAATATTTTTGATGCAGTAAAATCTAATGTCTCAGATTCTTTAATTTTAATTGATGTGTCCCATTTACCAAAAATATCCATGTAATCAAATACTAATCTATGTAATGGTAATTCTTCAAAATTTGGTTTAAAGTCTGATGTATTTTTTTTCCACGGTTTAATAAGTTTACCTGTAGGTGATGCAACATCAGGATTAATATTTAATTTTCTAGCTCTAGTAACTAAATATACCCAGTCATATCCAATAAAATTCCAACCAGTAATTACAGGCATTTTTGGAATTAAATCATTAAAGATATAATACATCATTTCTTTTTCTGTTTCAAAATATGACCACTCTATAGTATAATTCATATTAAATTCAGAAAAATGTTCATTTATATCTTTCTCCATACGTTCAACCCATCCAGAACCTAATTCTTTTATCCCTAGAAGCAATATTTTACTTCCGTGAATGAAACATACAGCTGTAACTTTATTGTTCGCTAGATGAGCCTCAGGGAAGCCATCTGTAATTTCTGTTTCAATATCACAGAAGAACATTTTAGGTTCATTGTATGAAAAGATTTCATCTTTTTCTTCTTGAGGTAATTTATGAAAAAATTCATAAATTGAATAACGTGTTGGATGTCTTGTTGATTCTAATTTTACTGGTTTTTTATCCCATGTAATAAATTTATCAGATCGTGATAAATCAGTGGCAGAACATACTCTCCATTCTAATGGATTTCGCCAATCGTAATTTTTAAATTTCATATTACCTTTTTTATCGATATATGAAACTATTAATTTACTATTTAAGTATTCGTAATTTACTATCATTATAATGCCTTTTAATTCCTTTATTTATCTTTTATATAAAAAAACCTTAACTATGTTTAGTTAAGGTTTTAAAAAACTTTACTCCGTAAGTAAAGTGGGTTAATTTACAACTTAATACTGCAGTATTAATTGTTATAAACATAATGTAAACTTGTACGGCCTAACCACGCCAGTGCTATCGTCCTTTGGACGATGCGTTTATATAATTCCTATAAAGGAATCAGTATCTTTAAATATAGCATCAATTGAAATTAATTCATCAACATTACATACTTTATTATTATCAACATTACCAATTATTCTAGGTCTAAACACAAATTGATCAATATTTTCTCGTAATGTTCTACCGGATTGTGTATCTAAAATTTGTATTTGTGCATACAATATATTATTTCTAATATATAATTTTTTAATAGCATGTGATACATTTATAGATAGTGTAAAATTATCTGTATCTGGATAACCTAAACAACCATAAAATACACCCAATAATTTTATTTTAGTGCGAACATCTTTAATAGCTTTAGATATACTTTCCTTTGTATACATTCTATCATTAAGATTTATTGTATCAAATTTTAATATTTTTCGTGTTAATTTCATAAATTAATATAACTTTTCTAATTCATCATCAGTTATTGTATAGAATTTAATTAATCCATCAGTTTCAATATTATTTTCATCATAAAAATACATTGATTTTTCATTATATGTAAACATTGGATTTAATATTATTATTTTATCTTTCATTTTTAAATATCTTTGAGCAATACTAATATTTTTAGTAAATAATAAATTATGAAAACTGTAATCGGTTATTTGTTGTAAATTTAATACTTCTTTTAAACCAAGAAAAAATACAGTTGGAACTGCAATTATACTAGATTCTTGTTCATTTATTTTATTAATCATTGTTTTAATTAATTCTATTCTATTTTTTGATTCCATAATTATTTTTTTTTATTGTTTTATTTATTTGTTTACCTTTTTTAAAATAGTAATCTTTGTATAATTCACCAGTTCTACATTTTTTACTAATCATTTGATGACTTAAATTAGTATATTCGGCAGCTTCTTTATATCCAATAACCGTATTTAATAAACACATATTTTTATCATATATTTCTATTTCAAATGTATGTGTGTTTGTATGTTTACGTTCAATTTTATATTTATTTTTTGTACCTAATTTTCTACCAACTTTATTATCCAATAAATTTTTAGGTTCTGTAGTATATGACCATCTAAATCCACCACTATAATTTCTTTTACCATCTGCAACTAAACATATATTACCTTTATTTTTAATGTTATTATCAATTGCAGCTTCTTCAATAGAATCATATTTACATATTAGAGAACCAATTTTATCAAATTTATAAATTATTTTTTTTTGTGCGTCAGATAATTTTTTTCGTAATTCATTAGTATAAATTGGTGCTTTCCGATTTTCAATACATTTTAATCGTATACCTTCTTTATTTGGATGATTTGTAAAATTGTCACCACCGCCACCACCTGTGCTAATGTTATAAAAATTTTTATTATTTGTAGCTTGAAATAATGTAATATAATATATTTCTCTATTATTTAAAATATCATTATCTATTATATTATCTTCTAATATTATTTTAACAAAGTTATCTTTACCATATTTTTTAATTGCTTGTTTTAAAATAGTACCAGATCCTAAATATTTAGGATCTGATTTACTATCTTTACCAATGTACATTTTATTATTAATTAAATTTCTTGTTAAATATATCTGCATAATTTATATATTAAAATTATTTTACCAAAAATAAAGAAAATTAACTATTAATAATTATCAGCATTTCGTCTACGATTCTCTTTATTTTTAGAGAAATAATAATTCATTAATTCTTCTGCAGTCATACCAACACTGTGCATTTTATTAAATAAAAAATGTAATTCATCAATTAATTCCATTTTCAATTCTTTTTTATCACCTTCTGTATGATTAGCAAATGACATATTTGGTACATCTTTGTTTGCTTTTTTCCAAGGTTTCCATACTGCATTACCAATACCATCATTAATACCACCTAAAGCATCCATACCTTCATGAATTTCATCAATTTGTGCATGAATATTCCATTGCCAAAATTTAACTAATTCACTCAATGGTCCTTCTTGCATTTTTTTAAAATCATAACCATATACAGTTTCTTGTATATCTTTTTGTAAATTATAAAGATCAGCTAAAGTATTTGTTGATGTTGAAAAAACATCTTCTACTTCTAAATCTTTACATTGATTATCAACGTTTGCCATATTATTTATTATTTATTTTTTAGAAAAAAATCTACCATTTCTGATAGATTTTTTTATTTAATTTGTTGCAGTATCTGTCGCTGTTTCACTTACAATAGTTTCAGTAATTGCTTCATTTAATTTTGCAAATTCAGTATTAGTTAAACCCAAATTCCATCTACCAATAGCATTATTTAATCTTTTAGAAATAACATCATAATGTGAATAAATTTTTGTTACTTCTTGTAAAGTATATAATAAATGTGCATAAGCATAACTATCTTTATTTAATCCTTTAACTGTTACAGCACTTAAAATGTGGTGTAAAGCTACAGCATGTGAAAATGTAATATTAATTTCTTTTTTATCAAATTCACCAGTTACTTTTGGTAATTTATCTAAAAAGAAATTTTTCAAATGCAATCCATAAAAAATTGTTTCAGATGTATATTCAACATTTTGATGTAATTTTTTATTAATTGTATTAATTTCAATACCAGTTGCTTCAATTGTACATACAGCATGTTTAATTTTTGCACCCATTTTATCCCACATATCAATAACTTGATCAAATAATGTGTTTTTTTGATCTTCTGTGTAATTTTCAAAATCTGTATTTGATACTAAAAAATCATTAATAGATTTTTCTAATTCATCTAATTCAGTTTTTGTAGTTTCATTTAATAAATCAAAATTTACATCTTGTGGTAATGCGTTAATGTCTGCTAATTTTGTTACAAAATCATTTTCATTAGTAATTGTTTTTTTTAATTCTATACTCATTGTTTTATTTTTATTTTTTATTTTTTTAATTTAAAAATTCTACATCTTTTTTAACTTTAGTAACAGTTGCTTCAATTGTTTTTGATTCATCTACTGTACCATCTTCTTTTTGTTGTGTATACAATTCAACTAATTGATTAGCTGAAGCTACTGCATCAATACCGTATTTTTTTAATACTCCAGGTGTAGTTTGTAAAGGATATTTACCAATTTTAAATGTTCCTTTATTAATATCATATTCTAATCTATCAAATTCTTGATAAATTAAAATTTCAGAATTACCATCTTCTAAACGAATAAAATAATCTTCATTAATAAATACCAATAAATCAATTTGTGTTAAATGTGAAAACACATCATTAATTTTTTGTAATTTAATTAATTGTTTCATTTTAGTATTTCCTAAAAATTTAATTTTTAAATTAAAAGGCATAGACATTTTATCAATTATATTTTGAATTGTGTCTAACGTGTCTTCATGTAAATCATAAAATTTACTTTCGTGTTCTGTACTCATTATATTTATTTTATTTTTACTAGATTAATATTAAAGCAGTAACGCCTAATATAGTTGCTATACTATAAAGTATAAAATTTTGGATCATTAATTTTCTATTTGAAATTATAGAAAATTCAAAAGCAATACCAAAATTATCATTATCAATTTTTTTGATTTCAGCTCGTTTAACTAATTCATCTAATTCTAATTTAGATAGATCAGCATTAAAAGATTTAATGTAATTTTTAATCTCGTATTCAGCTAAAGCTGAGCCGTATTTTTGTTTTAATTCAGATGGTGCATCAACTAAATTTATTGTGGTATATAATTCATACCAGAAATTTATTTCTAAACCATATTTATCAAATAAATATTCTTTATTTTTTAAAATATTCTTTTTGTAAATTTTAAAAAATTTTCTATTTCTAAAAAACTGTAACATGTATATTATATTACAACAATATATTTATGTTTAAAATTATTTACTACCAAAACCGAAATCTTTATTAGCTGATGTATTATCAGCAATTTCATTTAGTATTTTTTGTTCCTTTTTCAATAAGAAATAAATTTTATTTAATAATTTATTTGATTCATATACAGGATTAACACGTTGAGTAGTTTTACCATCAGCTTTAGTTATAGCTGTTTGTTTAGATGCAGTTTGTGTTGATACCTTACTACCTTTATCTTTAGTTTGTACAATAACATTTGTTGTTTCACGCTGAGATGGTGGCATATATGACGGTGATGAAGATTTTAACTTTGTTACTATTTTTGTAAATTCTTTATCTTTTTTATTTACAGAATCCAATACTAACATTAAATTTTCATTATCTATTAATGATAAAGTAATTAAACCATTATATAAATTAGATAGATCTGGAACATTTTTAATACCATTTAAAGATTTACCTAAAGTCATAATAGATTTAGCTAATCTAAAATACGAATTAGATAATATAACTATATTATGTGCTGTTTCTTTTACGTCACCAGATGCACCATCATATTCGGAAAAATTCTTAATAAATTCAAATATACCATCAGACCATTTTTTAGAAGGATAGTTATCAAAAGATAATCCTTTTAATTTATTAGCAAAATATGGAATTAATGTACTTAAATGTTTTATAGGTACAATCCACTCATAAATATCTTCAGCATCAACTTCGTCGGCCAATGTAGCAACAGTTGTACCAATAGCAACTAATGAAGCACCAACACCTTCCGCCCATTTTTTATCTGGTCCTGTACCTTCATATAAAGAACTAGGTCCTAACAATGCAGGTAATTGTGGCATTAACTTAGCTAATTTTTTAACACCAGCTATATTTTTATCAAATGTTTCACCCATTAATAAATCCCAAGTACTAGGTTTAAAACTTTCTAATGCTTGTGCAAAATATTTCATTGAAGCACCAACACCTTCCGCCCATGCTTTAGATGGTCCTGTACCTTCATATATTGAAGTAGGTCCCAATATTGAAGGTAAATATTTCATCATTCCTGCTAATTTTAACATTCCTGCAATATTACCATCAAAAGTATCACCCATTAAAAATCCCCAAACACCTGGTTTAAAACTAGCCAAAGCGTCAGCAAAATATTTTATAGACATACCAACACCCATAGCCCATTCTTTAGATGGACCACCTGTATATGTACCAGTACTTATTATAGCACCAACTTCATTTAATGCTTCTGCTATTTTTATTATATTTGCTAATTGACTATCAAAAGTATCACCCATTAACCAACCAAAAACACCTGGAGTTAATGCTGCTAATGCACCAGTAAATGTTGTTAGTGATAAACCAACACCTCTTGCCCAATCAACTGATGGTCCACCAGAAAAATCACCCATACTTAATATATTACCTACTGCAACTAATGCTCCAGCCATCATTATCATACCAGCAATACCAGCACCAATTACCAAAAATCCTATACCAGTTGCACCAATTAAACCTAATGCAACAACAGCTGGTATTGTTACTAACATAGACATACCTAATCCTTTAGCCCAATCAACAGGTGGATAATTTCCATAATTTCCAGCAGCTAATATATGAGACATAACCATAATACCACCTGATATTATAACCATACCTAATGTACCCATTAAAATATCTTTAGTGCTTATACCCATTTTAGATAAAGCCCATAAACCACCGCCCATAATAACACCAGCCATTGTTACAGCAAAAGATGTTTCTAAAACACCGGTTGTATCAACATTTGGTACATCTTGTAATATTAATGCAGATGTATATATTGAAGCAGCCATAACAGGCATAAATATTGCTAATTTGTACATATTTGATACATTATTACCAACCATTTTTGATGCTATTGCTAACGGTATCATACTTGCACCCATAGCAATACCAACACCAACAGCTGATGCAAATTGTTCAAAATTAATAACCGGCATATTTTGTAAGATCATACCAGATGCAACTAAACTAGCAGCCATAAATGGAACTACTGGAATTATTGCATATAAATTTTTTATTTTACCTCGACCCAATTGTTCAACAGCTTCACCTAAACCATACATTGCAACACTCATAGCGGCAGCAACACCAACGGCACTTAATAATTGTATAAAACCAATTGATGGCATAGTTGATAATACATAACCAGATGCAGATACAGCAGCAGACATTACAACCATAGCAATACCTGTACTAATAGCATCTTTAGGAGTTAATCTAGTTTCTGCTACTTTATTAAAAGCTACAGCAACTAATGGTAAAGAAATAGATAAAGCTAAAACAGATTTAAAATCAACATCACCAATAACTTTGAATGCTAAACCAATTGCTAATATAGATGAGGCCATTAAAGCAACAGTTTGAATACCATCAGCAATTCCTTTAGTTTTTCCTTTAACACCAGATAAAGTTTCAAAAAATCCTGTTTCTTTTTGTCTACGTAACGTTCTAATGTGTTTTAAAATTTCTTCACTATTTTGTTTTGTATCTTTAACATCTTCTGAAATAACAGCCAAAGTTTTAGCAATTTCTAACATTTGTTTAGTTTCTTCTTTAGCATTACCTAAAGCAGTTTCCATGTTTTCTTTTTCAGTGTCAATTTGATTTTTAATAGCTTCTACTAAATATTCAATAGACTGAGAAAAATTTTGTAACGACGCTATGTATTCTTGTTCTTTTGCCATATGTTATATATTAAAAAACCACTCAATTGAGTGGTTTTATTTTTATTTTAAAGAATTAACTTCTTTCAAATCTTCTTGTATTTCTGACTTTAATTCATTTTCTTTATCAGATATTATCTTTTTCATTTTAACAACATCAATTTGTAATTTTTTTAATTCATCTTGATTTGTTTTTAAATTATCAGCGTTTATTTTTGCTTGTTCTGGTGTTGTTTGATCTGTACTTGGTTGTTGAGCTAATTGTGCTTGTTTATTTTTTAATGTTTGTTCATACATTAATAATTGTTTTTGTAATTTAACAATTTCCCATTGGTAAACTAAATATTTATTATTGTATTTTTTATTATCACTTTTATTTAATTCAGTCTGGTATATTTTAATAGCTTCTTTTTCCCACGTATTAGGATCTTTTTTTATGATATTTATAAATTTGTTTTTATTTGCATTATAATTTTTTAATAATGAATTATAAGCATTTAATCTTTCTGTATTTTGAGTACTAGTTAATACATCATTACTAGTTACCATTGTTGTATCAGTTTCAATGGCATCAGCTTCTTTTATTAATGTTTTTTTAAATTCGTTTATAGATGTAATCATTAGAATAAAGAGTAATGTTGTTTAAATAAATCTAGTGTATATCTAGAAATTAAATCATAAATAATAAGATTTTTAATATTTAAAATATTAATACTTATATTATTATTACTCATTTCTAATTTTTTAACCTCAGTCGGTTCAACTTGTTCGTAATTGTGATCCATCAATGGTAAAATACATATGTAATATCTTGAAGTATTTCCTTTATTTAAAAATATAGGTGCAACAATTTCTGGTGAAAAATCTCTTAATTTTAAACCATATTCATTTAATAAACCTCTATTTAATGCATCTTCTGGTGATTCATGTTTATCAATAACAGTTGACATCACTGTTATATATTTATCAATAGCTGGATTAACTAATTCAAATGTTGGGATATTTTCATATCTTAATAATATTTCATTACGTTCAACTAAATATGGTATACACACAACCATATCATTTTCTTGTATTGCTTGATAACCATTTATATCAATCACTTGTAAATGACCAGCATCAAATGTTACTTTAGCTTCTTTTTTTTGTAAATTACTTAATAGTTCCATATTTGTTATGTTATTTTTATAAAATACCAATTAAACCAATAATAAACTGGTTTCTTAATTAAATATATTATATCTTTATGTTTTATTTTTATTCTATTTTCATCTGAATGTAATACCTCTATTACATCACCTTCATTTATTTGTTTTAATTGACCTAACTCAGTATAAACAAATATTGTTTTAGCTTGCATTTGATAAATTCCAGTATTGACTTTAAACCAACTAATAATAGTATTCCAAATCTTTCCAACTATTCTTATTTTATTTTCTATATCAATATCTTGAATTTCTTCACATATAAATGTTGGTTTTGAATCAACACCAACATTTTCAAATTTACCCCATAATTCATCATCATTTAATTTAAATCGAACATGAATATTTAAACCTATACCAATTGAACATGGTATCATTTTCATTATTTTTAAATTTGTAATGTCATATGTTATTTCTTTTTCACGTTTTAAAAAAGCACCAATTCCATCTGGAAATAATCGTTTAGCTAATGTATTAACATAATAAAAATTATGCATAATTTGCTTTTTATGCATTGCTGGATTAGTTCCACCATGCTGTGCACTCCATGATGATAAAGGAATACCATTCATATAATATGTACCTATTGATAAAATATCTCCATGAAAAGTTGGAGAATCTTCATCTGAATTTAACCAATCTGGTTTTTCATACATATTAGGAATACAAATATCATCCATATTATATACAGGTGGTGTGAAAGTTGGTGAACTTGTTGTACTACCATCTAAATACGGATTAAAATTTTCAAATATTTCTTCCTTTGTCTTTAAGTTCTTTAAACTCATAGTTTATATATTAAATTTTAAACTTTTTATAATATATGTTTTAAAAATAAAAATTAATTTATATATTTGTATCATGGCAAAAAGTAGAAACAGAAAAGAACAAAAACAAAAAGCAGTATCTCGTAATAATCAAAAATTACAAGAAAAAGCTCATCAAAAACATCGTTTAAATAAAATGATTGAACAAATGATTAAAGCTGAACAAGAAAAGAAAGCTAATGAATCATCTGATACTATTACTGATGTAGTTGAAACACCTATTATTGTTACTGAACAATAAAAATAAAGCTTGATAAATTATCAAGCTTTATTTATTATAATAAACTTAAAATAATAAGAATGAAACCAGTTTTTAAAAATAGAGAAAACAAAAAATATAAAACATCTGATGGTGTTAAATGGGATTCGAGAGCGTGTGCCGTTGTTGTTCATGTTTGGTGTCAATATGTTGATATTAATGATAATACAAAAACATATGTATTAATTGGTAAGCGTGGTACTGGTGGTGATAATAAAGGTCTATTAAATATTCCTTGTGGTTATTTTGATTGGGACGAAAATTTAGAACAAGCATCAAGACGCGAAGTTTGGGAAGAAACTGGGTTAAATATTGAAAAATATTATAATAATGCAGCTGTATCACATTTAGATCAACCTTGGTTTGTTAATTCTGAAACAACAGAAAATAGACAAAATATAGCAATGCATACAGGCTTTATATTTGTTTTAAATGAAAAAGATGGTGATAAATTACCAGAATTAACTTCTGAATATTCTGAACCTAATGAAGTTGAAGAATTATATTGGATGGATATTGAGAAAATACTTGAAAGTCAATCATCGTTGTGGGCATTTAATCACAGAGAAAGAGTAATTCAATTTTTACATTTAGTTACTCAAACAGTTGAAAACTTAGAAGAAACAGAAAAAGAGGATTAATCCTCTTTTTTTCTTTCTTGTTTTTCTTTTTCTTTTTGTTCACCCATTATATTGTGTATATTTTGGGTTAATTTTGACATATCAACAATTGTACGTTTAACAGCTGAATCATTTTTAATTTCAGTTTCTTGTACAATTTTTTCTTCTTCATTTTCTAAGCCATATGTTTCAGAGAATGCTTTCCAATACTTTTCACATTTTTCAAGCATTATATTAATAGCATTCAAATTAGCTCTAAATTCTTGTTGTGCTTTATTAACTGAATCAAACATTTCTTTAGACATATCACCACCATCAATACTTTCTTGAACACGTATTAAATTGGCTTCTGATATATAGTAAGTTAATAATAATGAACTATAATTAAATACATCTAATTTTTTTAAATCTTTTAATCTTGGTGATTCCAATAATTTTGGACTTTTAACATAAGTTAAAATTATATTACTTATAGCTTGTTCTGCAAAATTTTTATGATTTGATTTTTCTATATCGTAATCAATTAATTTAACCATAGATGATCCAGGAAAATCTGCATTATCTGCATCAAAAATATCTGTATCTAATTGTACAGGATCAGCATCTAATAATTTTTTTAGATCACTTAATCTACTTTTTGTAGCATTTTTGTCTGGTTTATCAGTTTTATTTTTTTTATCAGTATTATCATTTAGATTATCTGGTTGTAAAATATTATCTATATCGCTCATTTTTTCTTATCTAATTTCTTTTTATCAGTATTATTTGATACAAATAATGAATCAATTTCTGGATATACATATCCTTTACTATCTTCTTCCCATTTAATATTCGGAAATTTAGATAAATCTTGCATATATGCATAATTAGATAATTTGTTATTGTAATTAAATTGTTCTTCAACACGTACTTGTATTTTTCTTGTTATTGTATTTAAATTATCTAATGCAATATCATTAATTATACCTATTTGTTTTTTATGCTGTTTTTGAAATGATGCTAATAATATTTTTAAAACATATTCTAATTTTGGATGTTTATTTATTAATTCTAATGTTTTATCATTCTTAATTAACGCTTGGTTTATTCTAAATTTATTTGTGTTAAAAAATTGTGGTACAACAAATATAAAATCAATAATATTCTTTTCATATTTTTGAATATACATATTGTATAATTCACTTATCAAATTAATATAAACTATTTCTCTTGTTGTACCAGAAATACTAATTTCATCTAAATCAATTGTTAATATCCATTGCATAAAATTAAATAATAAAATAGAATAAACTTCGGAATATTCTGTATCAGATTTTAATATCATTTTCTGATATACTGGATTTAATATTTCTAATGTTGATTCTTCATTTGAATTAACATATCGTATAATAATCTTTTCTAAATTATTTTGAAATCCAGATGTTTTTAAATATGAATTTTTTACAAAAGGATTTAATATTTTATAAAAGAATTCAGCAAAATTAGATTCTTTAAAAAATAATTGTAAATCCTTTTCACTAGTATTTAAAAAGAAATTTATAGACTTTAATTGTTTATCACTTAGTTTTCCTTTATAAATTATTGGTAAAGTTTCAACACCCAATAAATCCGCATAAATATTAAGTTCTTCAATATTATATGAATATGTTTTACCGTATTTACAAATACATGTTAAAATTAAATGGTTTTTAGGCATTCTTTCATATTTAATATGTGCTGGTTGTTCATCTGGAAAATACTCAAAACAAAAATACATATTAGGACGTAATAGATCAGTTACTTCATCAGGTAATGATAATAAATAAGCCCAAGCCCATTTATAATATTTTTGCATTGCTAAATCAATTAAATTAATTGGATTTTGATTAATATTTTTTGGACGTAAAATCCAATTACCATTTACAAAATTACACCATAATTTAGATCCTTGTACTTCTTCGTAAATAATAATTTCTTGATTAGAAATTAAATTAATGAACTCTTCTGGTTCAATTTGGTTGTTTCTTAAAATCATAACAATTTTTGTTTTTATTGTTTATAATTTTATATATAAAATATGGACCTATCTTCATTAAAAGATTTTAATAAAAATGTATGGTATAGAGGTAGTAAAATATTATCTATATTAAAAATAACAAATAATTCTATTAAGTTTTCAAACGGTGATACTATTAATATCACTGATGATGGAATATTTTTAAATAAAAAAATATTAACAAATATTCCAGATATTACTGTTGATGAATTAATGTTTATGTATTTAGATTATTTAAAAAATAAAGGATATAAATTTATATGAGTTTAAAATTATTACAAACAAAAATAGGTGTTAATGATGATGGTGATTTTGGTAAAATAACATTATTAGCTACATCAAAATTTTATAAAATTACACCAATACAAGCAGTTCATTTCTTTGCACAAGTAGCACATGAAACTGGTGTATTTAAATCATTTAGTGAAAATTTAAATTATTCGGAAGAAAGAATGCTACAAATTTTTAAAGGTGATTTTGATACTAATAAAGATAAAATATTATCTGTAAATGAAAAAGCTAAAGCTAAAGAATTAAAAGGTAATCCAGAAAAAATTGCTAATTTTGTTTATGCAAATCAAAATGGTAATGGTAATGAAGCATCTGGTGATGGTTGGAAATTTAGAGGCCGTGGTGCTTTACAATTAACAGGTCGTGCAAACTATAAAGCATTTTCTGAATTTATGAAAGATCCAGAAATAATGACAAATCCTGATTTAGTTGCAACTAAATATGCTTTTGATAGTGCTATTTATTTCTTCACAAAGAATAAATTATGGGATTTGTGTACAACAATATCTGATAAAAGTATATTAGCTGTTACAAAAAGAATAAACGGCGGTACTAATGGTTTAGACCACCGTAAAGAATTAACGTTAAAATACTATAATTTTATTTAAACTAGTTAATAATGCTTGAATTTGTGTTTCATGAATTTTAAACATAGCATCTTCAAATGATACCCATTCAAACATATCAATCTCCGGAAAAGGATCTTTACCTTCTTGAATAACCATTGAATAACACACAGCATCGTGTTCAACATCAGTTGTTGCAACAAATGCATGAAGCGTTTTCTTTTTATGTTTATATGGAACTACAACTGCTTCGGTATCAATTAATTTAATATGTTCAGCATCAATATTGGTTTCTTCTTTAAGTTCACGTAATGCAGCTTCAATATGTGTTTCACCTTCATCTATTAAACCTTTAGGAATTGACCAGTTTGAAGTGTTAGTTACATGACCTATAAGTAATTTATCATTACAAATTAAGAATATACCACATGTATTTTTCATTATTTATTATTTATTATTTCTTCAAATGTAATTATGCGTTTTTAATAATGTCTAAAAATTGATCATACGTTACAATTTTTGTTCCATTTTTTTCAGCTTTTTGCATTTTAGTAGTCATTGACGCAAGTGATGCAGTAACTAAATACTTTGTATCTTTATTTAAAGAAACATGTAAAGCTTTTCCAGTTGCTTCAACTTCTCTTTTAAATTCACCTTTAGATGCGTGTGTTGAACAATAATAAATTATAGTTAATAATGCACAAACATAAATAGTAAATTTATTATAATAATATAATTTACTATTTTTTTTATCATCTTTATTAATTTTTTCTTTTATCATCTCTTTTTTGTATTCTTCTTTTAAATTTAAAAGAAGAAAATTATCATGTAATAAAATAATTTTCTTATCCATATAATAATTATTCAAACATAATGATATACCTGATAATATAATTGAAATAAACCACAAATATGTTATAATATTATTTTCAAATATAGGACAATTAATAGTTAAAAACCCTATTATGCTTATTAATATTGTTGATCTTAAACTTATATTTAAATTTTGAGCTAAATTTAATTGAGCATATATATCTTTTTCGTAATTCATATAACAATTATATAAATAATATTTTTTATTTAAAATATTTTCTACCTTTTATCCAGCCTAAATTTAAATATTGATCTAATTCTTCTTTTATTATTTTTTTATTTTCTTTTAATTCATAATTAGTAATCCATATTTTACCATATTGTGAACTATTAATACCAGATTTTTTTAATATTGTTTCTAGTGAATTTTTTTTTCCTTTATTAATATGAATTAATTCACCAGACAAATATCTAGGATCGTTGGTATCAACATTAAATATTTTACCATTTTGATCTTTTACTGTTGCTTTTCCAGTATTAACTGGAACTAATTCACCAGATAAATATTTTTCATTAGTTTTATCAACTATAAAATTATTACCATCTTTATCTTTAACGGCAACACAATTAATCATGTTTGATACTAATTCACCAGATAAATATCTAGGATCATTTTTTTCAACTTTTAATGTATTGCCGTTTTGATCTTTTACAGTAACTAAATTATAACTAGCTGGAATTAATTCACCAGATAAATATCTAGGATCATTTATATGTACTAATAAAAAATTATTATAAATATCTTTAACTGGCACATAATCTGTATTTAAATATGTATCTCCACCTAAAATAACATTATATGTATCAGTTCTAGAAATAAACTCAGAATTTACTAATTCAAATTCTTTTGATAACATATCTTCTTTATTATCAAAAATAAACAATATTTCTTTGATAAAATTTTCTTTCCCTAATTCTTTATAAGCTAATTTTAATCTTGTTCCAGATCCTTTATAACTATCATTTAATTTATTAGTTGCATGACAACCAATATAAATATAATTATTAATTAAATTCGTTATTTTATAAACTGTATAATATTTTTTCATTTCAAACTTTATTTTTATATATTAAAGTTTGAAATGACTTATTAACTAAAGATTTTTAATAATGTCTAAAAATTGATCGTATGTTACAACTTTGGTACCATTTTTTTGAGCTTTAATCATTTTTGTTGTTTGTGCAGCTAAAGTTTCTGCTATAAGATATGACGTATCTTTACCAAGTGTTGTATGTAAACATTTACCACTAGCTTCAACTTCTCTTTTAAATTCACCTTTTGTTGAATGTGTTGTTGGAGATCCAGTCATTTCGAATGTCAATAAACCTGCTTTAGGTGGCTCTGGTTTAATTACATTTACATTGTTACTAAGTAATACTCCAACTAATTGTTTAACGTCTTGTTGAGCTTCTGAATCATTAATAAATGATTCTACAACTTGTTTCTCTAATCCTTTAAAATCATATGGTATTTTAACTAACCAATTTGCTAATTGTTTTGAAATTGTTCGTCCACAATTTCTATAACCCATAGAATAGATTACTTGCCACAACTCAACTTTAGTTAAATTAAATATATTATCAATTAAAATATCTAATTCACGACCATCTTTAAATTCATTAGTTTTAAGTAATTCTAATCTTAATCCAATTGGATTATTTGATAATAATGAAATTAGTGTTTGTCCGGAGTTTGCTAATTTTGTTGCTGTAGCTGGACCAATTCCTTCAATACCTAATGCAACAATTGAGTTATGTAATTTTAATGCTTTAAATGCATCAGTGTTTTCAAAATCATTAACCATCAATTGAACACCGTCAAATGTCAATGCGTGTCCATTCCATTCTGTAGGTAATGTATAAGTATCATTTGATGGCTCTGTAATTTCAACAATTTTAGGAATAATATCACCAGATTTAATTAATGATACAGTAGCACCTGGATAACATTTATTTTTAATCATCCAATCTGCATTATAAACAGAAGCACGTGTTACAACAGATCCTAATAAATCAACCGCTTCAAGAATAGCAACTGGCGCTAATTGTCCACGTTTACCCAATGTCCATTCAATGTCTACAATTTTAGTATAGACTGCTGGTGTTTCAAATTTAATTGCTAAAGCCCAATATGGATGGTGTGAATTACCACCAATTTGTTCTCTAATAGATTCTTCCATTTTACAAACAATACCATCTAATTGATATTTGCAATTTTCACGGTAGTATTTGAAATCTGCATAAATTTTTTCAAAAGTTTTAAGTGTAACTTGTGAAGCTTCATAATGTTCTGAATAATCAATAGTATTGAATCCCCATTTATTTAATTGAATTTTTGTATCACCTACATAATCTACAATATGGAATGCAACAAAATCAATATCTGCACATTTGTCTTTATCTCCAGAATTAAGTGCTCCAGCTACAAAATTTCTAGCGTTAGCATATTTTTTAACTGAATTAGAATTAGGACCATATACAGTATCAAATAAATAAGTATCAATTACTGCTTCACCTCTAATTTCTCCAGTGAATCCTTTAATAAATTTAGGAACATTAGATCCAAAACACGCAGTATAATCTTGACCTTCTTGACCATCACCACGAGAAGCAACTGACATTAAGTTACCATTATCATAAACTAAATTGATAGCATTACCATCTAATTTAGGACCAAATTCTAAATCCACTAATGTATTAGCTGGAATTTGTTGTCTCCACGCTACAAATTCATTATAAGGAACATATCCTGGTTTAAATTGAATTTTAGCTAAAGAAGCCATTGGTGATTTATGTGCAACTACTTTATTTTTTCCTTTGCTGAATGTAGCTTTAGATCCTTTAATTTTAATTGCTCCAACAATATCAACAATTAATGAATCTTTTTGACGTAAATTTTCTTCAAGAATATCATATTCAACATCATCCATAATAGGATTTCCTGCATAATATGCTTCTTTTGCTTTTAAAAATAAAACTTCGTCAGTTGTTAATTTTGTTAAATCTATAGATTTTGCCATAATGTTTTTTAATTATACAAATATACTAATTATTTTTTAATTTTAAATAGGTAATTGAACATTTTTTAATAAATTATTTGAAACATGACAATATCCTTCAGTTGTTTTAATGTTTGAGTGTCCTGCTATTTTTTGAACTATTCTAATATCTGTATTGTTTTCAATTAAATTAGTAAAACAAGAATGTCGTAAAGTGTGAATAGATGAATTATTATCTATATATTTTTTATAAACATTTTGACTGCTTTTTATTGAATATTGAATACTATTTTGTCCATTAAATAAATATTCTTTTGGTTTATATTCGATAAAATATTTACGTAACAATTCTAAAACATTATGTGATAAGGGCACGATTCTGTCTTTTCTTCCTTTCGCATTTTTAATATGAATTAACATTCTTTTAGAATCTATATCTTCTATTTTAAGATTTATGATTTCAGATACTCTTAAGCCAATAGAAAAAGTTAAAGTTAAAATAGCTTTATGCTTAATGTTTTCTATTTTTGATAATTGTGTTTTAATAAATTCGCCATCAATTACTTTTGGAAGTTTCTTTTCTGATTTTGGTCTTTTAAATGAAACTTTATCATATTTTTTATTTAATGCTTCTTTATATAAAAATCTTATTGCATTAATGATTTGATTCTGTTGAGAAATTGAAGTAAAATTATAATTATTTAAATAATTTTGAAAATCATTAGAATTTAAATGTATTATTTGTTTATCTCCAATTGATTCTAAAAATCTTTTAATATGCGATAAATAATTATCTTTTGTTCTAATTGAATAGTTTAAATATATAAACTTTTGTTCACAAATCTTTATAATTTTTTGGTTCATAGTATTGATTTTATTGATGATTATATATGCTTGCTTATATATAATAGTTATGCGTAATGGCTACCATCCGTCCATCACATAAGTTATCTTACAATCACCAACAAAACCTTTTTGATAATGTAGGCAACCGACAGGAAATCCAAAAGCAAATCCGTGTTTACTTCCGCCTCCCATATATACAATCTCTTTCAATCCTCCGTAATCAATTACCATTTGCTGTACCTTATTGCTTTTGAAAGCCTTTGCAATCGGAACAAAAAACACAACGTTATCGGCAACAGAAAATGCTTTTTGAAGAAACAAATCGTAAATACTGTAAGGTGGGTTTGTAATTACCCAATCCACTTTTTTATTCCACTCAAAAAAATCAATCCCATCAGTTATTTCACATCTGTATTTTTCTTCGTTCTCAAACAGGTTATAAAAAGCATTTTCACCAGCAGCGGGTTCTAATATTGAGCCTTGTGGTTTAAAGTAATCTACAATCCATTTAGCCGTTGTGTTTTTTGTAAATACACTATCAGCAGCGGTTGCCTTTTCTGTTTTGTTTGGTTTTGTTGGTATTCCTTTTCTACTCATAATTTCTCGTTATTAAACCGCCACTACGCATAACAGCGTGTATAAAAAATGGCGGGTTCAGTGGTTTATTCAACATTAGTTTTTCAATTAAAGTGTAGTGCTGTATTGAAAGTTTTGGTGTTCTAATCCGCCACTTCTTATACACGCAAAACGTTATAAGAAATTGCGGAGGATAGGATTTGAACCTATGCAAGTCCCAACCATTTAGGTTATCGAAACCAACTTCTCAATTACAGGAAACGCTCCGCAACTATCTTATAACAGCAAATAAGCTCAATTTTTAGGCTTATCTGGCAGTTCCATCCAATGAGTTATTTTTCCGCCAACAGCATCACAATAGTAATCATCGCCATCTTCATCATCAAAACATTTGTGATACTCATTGTATGGTCTTACAACTATTCCGTTGTAGGTGTCAAAAACCAAAACGTTAATACTACTGTTACCATCTTTGTGGGGCAATCTATCTGTTACTTTAATCCATTCCATATTTATCAATTTAATCGTTATCTACTCGCCTAAAATCTAAGCCTATTTGCAAACCGTTATAACCAATGCTAAGAGACGCTACGAGCAAAGTCAATCGCCATTTGTTTAGCATCTTCAATAGTTTTTGCAACCCATTCTCCTTTTCCCCATTTTTGAGGGTATTCAGAAAATACTCCACTTATTTGTCCTCTCATTTTTTCATTTGGAACTTTATCATCATAAGTGTAACGCACCCAAACACCTAATTTACCATCCTGTTCTCCTTCTTCTGCAATCGGGTTTGTTTTATGCGTTTCATCCATATCTGTATCGCCCCAAAATCTCAAACAATCTTCTTTAAATTCTTCTTTGTTTGATGGTTCAAAGCCACAATTTCCTTTTTTACATTCACTCCCTATTATAAAACCAAATATTGCCCTATGCGACCATCCATACCATTTTTGTTCAACTGGATTAAATCCAATACAACAAGTTTTTGGTTCTCCATAACCATCTTGTATTTGTTCGGTAATACCTTTTTTTAAGAGAAAGTTTAAATCGTTTTCCATTCCTACTCTTGTTAAATAAGCACCATCTACTTTTGAATAATAGATTTTACCATCATCATCAGGAATATTTGATTTTCCAATGTTAGCAATTGAGTTAATAAACTCTTGTAGTTTTTTTGAAACTGGTTTTGTTTTTTGTTTTAATTCTTTTGACATTTTGTTTGTATTTAATTGTTAATAATTTAAAATCTGTAAAAGCACTGGTTATAACACACGTTTGGCAAAAAAGCGGTTTTGGTGCTAAATTGAATATTCATGATTTCTATTGGATTTTGTACTAAACTGAAATTTTGTGCTTCCAAGTCTGCTTCTTCGCCAAGCGTGGGAACGTTAGCAGTAATACTACATTCCATCTCCGAATAGGGTTTTCTTCGTTAAATCTTTTTCTTTTCTTTTTCTTCCCCTCTTTTAAAAAGTTCAATATCAGAATCAACTTCATCACCAAAAATATCCCAACCTTCTGTTTTACATCGAGCAAATAATTCTATTCGTGGTAAATCTCCCATCAACTCGACAATTTTACTTCTTACTTCATCAGGTTTTTTTGAGTGTTCTAATATTTCAGAAATAATTACTTGACTTACACTTGCTGATTGTCTTTGAATGTTATTTTTAACCCCGATTAGGCAAATTTCTGCATTACTTCTTGTCCATTTACCCATTCCGAAAAATGGAGTGTCTGCTTTTTTGTTTTTCTTTACCCAAGTAAAAGCAACTGTTTTATAGGTAAATCCCCAACATCTCATTACATACAAAGCATCTTCTAATTTTGGAAATGTTGCCCACATAAAGCACACACTATCCCAATCTGATATTTCTTCAACATTTAACGATGCAATTTCATTGGTGTCCATTGTTTTATAGTGGTTTTGCGTTCCACCTCTTTCATAAATTTGACCATTGTAATTCCAAGCAGGGTCAGCGTAAATTATTTTGTATTTTTTCATCTTGTTTATTAATTATTTTTATTTCCACCGCACAAAAAGAAAATAAAAAGGTTCTATTCTCCGAATGTGCATTTGTGGTTTAAATCCGTACTACTGCTAACAGCGTATATAAGAAATGGCACATCAGCATTCGTGCTTAATTTCAACATCCTACAAGTGCCACTTCTCATATACGCAAACCGTTAGCCACAATATTCCTTACGTTCTTTGTGATACTTTCGAGCAAATGTTAACACATCATTCCAAAAGGGCTTATATTGTTCTTCACTTATACACCATTCCTTTTTTATCATATCAAAAAATTCAAGGCAGTTCATACCATCACCAGTCATACTGTGGCTAACATCGGCTATATGCAATGCCTTATTTTGTGCTTCTAATTTAAGTTTTTCTATATCCATAAGTTTCTACTTTTTATTAAGTTTTGTGCAAGTTTGTCGGCACTGCACATAGCCGTTTACCGTTAGCAAACATTAAAACGATTTGCTAACACACGGTAAGCAAAATTTAGGCTAATCGGTATCCACTTCCATTCGGTAAGCCTGTATCTTCACTCCAAATCATTATAATTTGAACTTTACCTCGTAACTTCAATCTCTTTAAAAGAACTGTAAGTATATCTTCTGGTATCCCTGTTTGCTTTGAAATAGCATACTTTCTTCTTCCATAGCCTTCCTCTAAATCTGTCAGATTATCAATTATACAGACTTCCATTGTTTTTAATTGTTCTTCAAACATAATTCTAATTTTAAGTTATCTACTCGCCTAAACTTCGCTTACCGTGGTCACGTTATAGGCAACTTCGCAGACCTATAACAGCAAGTAAAAGAAATAAAAGTATTGTTCCAATCTTATAAAGATTTTGTAATCTCTCAAACTTTCTTAACTCTTTTGATACTTCTTTAACCTCAAAATCTGGTATCGGTCTACCTGTTCTTGATGCTCTATTCTCTTCAATAAAGTTTGAGAGCATTTGTCTTGTTTTCGTTAATTTTTTCATAGTCTTTTTCTTCTTCTACTTGCCTACCGTTAGCGGTAATTTTTTAACCATTCCTCCGCACTAATGTAGTGTCTATGACAACAATCGTCATCGTTTCTGCAATAACACTTTTTATCCTTACCATTTGCTTCACATTCATATATGTGATTTCCACCCGCATTAAAAGCTTTAATCATATCTTCCGCAGAAAAACTACCGCTAACATCAGGTATATTCAATTGCGGTTTTAGTGGTTGTTCAATGTTTTTGTTTTCTAATTTCATTTTATCTAAATTTAAAGTTTTCGTTTTTAAAGTCCGCAACTAAATATACCTGCAAACCGTTATATGCAATGCTACGTTTGTGCTTCGTATTAAGTTTCATCGTAACATTCTTTTTGTTTTATTTTTCCCCACCCATATTATAAAATTGAATAGCTAAATCAGTTCTTGGTATAACATTATTAATATCAGTTATTAGTGTCATTCTTTTAGTTCCTTTTATTATTAAAACTGATTTTCCACTTTCTTCAAATTTTTCCCAAAATCCATAATGTTCATCATTCATATATAAATCAATACCATAATCCTTATCAAAAATTTGTGATGGATTATCAGCATTAAATTTAAACCATTTATTATCAGTTTTTTTTAATTCACAAGGTATAATATATTGTCCATATGATTTCGCTTCTTCTAAACTTGTGGTTAAAAACAAATATCCTTCTGGCAATTCACCACTCCAACCATTACTATCTTCACCATTATAATCATCTCTCAAAACAAATTTATCTGGTGATATTTTTGTTCCATGATAAAAAAAGTTTTTACTTTTTGGATTTACAAAGTTTTTACCAATAAGAAACGTTTTTATATCACTATTTGAATTTTCATTTATAAATTGATTGAAAGATTTCACTTTGTCAATCATTTCTCTAATTTCTTTGCTCATAGTAATTTGTTTTATATTATATATAAATATTCAAATTTTAATTTTCCACCCACAAAAATAAAACAAAAAGGTTCAGTTCTTCGTATCAAAGTTTGTGGGTTAAATCCGCACAGCATATAACAACGTGTATAAAACATAGCCAATCAAGGTTTGTGGTTTATATCAAGTGTCGTGCGTGGCTACGTTTCATACACGCAGCCGTTAGGTGCAATGCTATGACTGCACCCATTTAACATCATCAATAGATTTAACAAGCAATTCTCTTGGTTTTGAGCCATCCATTTTTCCAACTACTCCAAGTCGCTCCATTTCATCCATTAATCTACCAGCTTTATTGTAGCCTAAAATTAATTTAAGTTGTAACAATGATGTGCTACCACTACCATTTTCAATTGTGATTTCAATTGCTTGTTTCAATAATTCGTCCATTTTATTTTAATTTGTGAGAAGCACTGCACCTAACAGCACCTACCCGCCACTATCGCGGACGGGAAGCCGCAAAACGTTACCAGCAATCAAATTTTTATTCAGAGTCGTAAATCTCTTGTAAAGTTTTTACATAAAATTCGCCATTAGATTTTGGTAATTTTATCTCTAAATGTCCAATTTTTAATTTTTCTTCTTTAAGTGCTTCCGATAAATCCAAATCAGTTGTTGTTAAAAAATTTTTAATATAATTTCTTTTTTCGTCTGTATTATCAAATCTGAATTTATCATCTTCTACTATTTCATATTGATTATCTAAAAATCCTTCTCTAACACCAACAGTTATTTTAATTGCCTTATTACTATCAATCATAAGTAATTTAGGTATTCCATCGGTCATTATCAATTTGTAAATTTCTTTAGAAAAATTAAAAATCTTTAATTCATCATTCACTAAAGCAAAACACATATATCTATATGACCATTCATAAGCACCCATTCCGCCATTTAGAGAAAAATTGATACCAAATCTTGTTTTATAAGATACAATATTTTCTTTTAAGTTTTTTGCATTTAGTAAAGGTCTTACAATAAAAACTTTACCATCATCTTCTGTTTTAATTTTGAATGTTTCCATTTTTTTTTTAAGTTATTACACTTTACAATCATTTATACGTTATACAAATATACAAATAATATTTTAATTATTTAATTATTTTTTAAAAAATATTCTAAATCTAATATATGATTTTGTTTTCTTATATTTTCAAACATTTTAACTCTATCAGATATTTCGATATTTGACCATACTGCTTTTGTATCTTTATTACCTGTACAAATAATTTCATAAACTATTTCATCTTTTAATGTATAAAATGTTTCAATTACTGAATTTCCATTATCAGGACTATAAACAACTAATCCAATTAAATCATGATCAGAAACATCTGGATATTGTAAAGTAAGTTCTAATGTATAATGTAAAATTGTTCCATAAAAATTTACTAATCTGGGATATTCTACACCTATTAAAATATTATTATTTATTTTCATATTTAAATATTTGTTGATTCGTGTACACGTGTTCTACCGATATTCATTTCATTTCATTATGTTCATTATATTGTGTTTTATCACGAGATGAACCTAAGATAGAAAACATTAGTTGTCTATGATTAGCTAATTTTTTCAATGCACCTTGTAAAATTTGACCTATTCTTTCTCGTGTATATGATAAAACATCAGCAACTTGTTCAAGTGTTAATGCTTCTTCTTTATTAATTCCAAAATGAAGCATTACTACATTTTTTTCTCTTTCGTTCAAAATATTTGATAACGCCTTTTCAATTTCGTTTTGTTTTTCATTTTGAGTAATGTTGTTATCAGCATTATATTCTGAACCAGACATAAATGTAGACGCAAGATCTACATCCATATCATGTGATAATGTTGTTGACGCTGAAACAAATCCATTAGATTGCATATTCATTTCTACAACATAGTTAACATCAATAATTGGATCTTTCTTTTCTTTAATTTCCATGTATTTATCAACAATATCTTCAACAGTTGGTTCATCAATGCCACTTTTAATTAAAGTTTTTGTTGCTTGTTTTAATAATGTATTAATACGTTTTCTGTTAACTGGTTGAACAATATCAGCTAATGTTTGATTTAAATATGTATTAATTTCACGACGAATATATGGTGTTGCAAATGTAATAAATTTAAAACCTAAAGTTGGATCAAATTTTTCCATTGCTGTTAACATACCAATATTACCTTCGTTGATTAAATCACCTAATTTAGTTTTAGTATTTTCATATTGTTTAGCAATAGTAACAACCCATCGTGTATTTGCTAAAAATAAACGTTCTTGTAATTTTTTATCACCAGTTTCTTTTAATTCTTTAAATAAATTTAATTCTTCAGCTGTTGATAATGGTAAACATTGTTTATTACTATTAATTTCTTGTAAATAAACTTTAACGCTTAATTGATCTTGAATTGTTAATTTATTTTGAATTGTAAAATTTCTTTTTGACATTTTTAATTTATTTTTAGTTATTAATACAGGACAAATATAAACATTTTTTTGTAATAAAAAAATATTATCGAATTATTTTCTAAAATCTAAAATTGAGTTTAAAACATTTTTATTGTATTCTCCAAATGATCCATCAATTAAATCTTTAAATGAACCCCATTTTACAATGTGCGGTTCATCATGTTCTATGTTACCACAATAATTTAATACAAATAAATATGTATATGTCATAAATCCATCATGATGACAAGCATAAACTAATTCAAGATTATCTGGTGTTACAGATACTCCAGTTTCTTCAAATGTTTCTCTACAAGCCGTAATTCTTGGATCATTATTATCAGATTCTTCCATTTTTCCGCCAGGTAAACCAAACGAAGCATGATCATCTTTTCTGGACACGCACAAAACTTGACCTCTTTCATTATAAACAACTATACATCCTACTATTTTCATATTTTTCGATTTTTATTTTTACAAATATAATATTTTTTTTTTAATTATTTTACATCCAGGTAATTTATTTTCATATATATAATATGAAATATAAAATATATGTATTAATTGATCCAAGAACTAATGATATAAGATATGTTGGACAAACAATTCAAACATTATTGTCTCGTTTAAATAAACATTTAAACAGTAAAGATAAATCACATAGAACAAATTGGATAAAAAATTTAAAAAATAATAATTTGATACCAATTATTAAAGAAATATGTTGTACTAATAATAAATTAGAATGTAACGAATTAGAACAATTTTATATTAAAAAATATAATAATGATGGTTATAATTTAGTAAATATGACAGAAGGTGGTGAAGGATCTATAGGATTTAAACATAACGATGAAACAAAATATGTTATGTCTATAAAAACTAAAGATAGAATGAAAGATGTAAATACTATAAATAATTTAAAATTAAAAGGTATTGAACAATGGAATAATACATCAGATGATGATAAATTATTAAATATTTTAAATCAAAAAAACAGAAAAAATATAAAACAATTTGATTTACATAATAATTTGATTAAAGAATTTTTATCTTTAAGACAAATAGAAAAAGAATTAGGTTTTTTTAGAGCATCTATTAAAAGATGTTTAAATAATGAATGTAAATCATCGTATGGTTTTATTTGGACATATTAAACAAAAAAGTTAGTTAAATTATAACTAACTCATTGTTTTCAATAGCTTTACGAATATACCTCATTAAGGTTATCGCTTTAATTGTTGAGTTGAACGTGGCCGTTCCTACGTCTTCTGCATTTGTGCAATCTATCGGGAATTGATATATTGCATCTGACGTTTTTACTTCGTAATATAATACGCCTGCAATTGCATGACTAAAAGAAGCTAAATTGTTATTCATTACAATCTGCTTTAATATAGAATTATTTTCCATATGCTAACTATTTATTTGTTTTTATTAGCGGTGTTTAACAGGTAATCAACCTGATTGATTTGTTTTCTAAACACTAAATATTTTGTGATCCCGGTGGGGTTCGAACCCACAACCTTTATCAATTTCTCGTATAACACAAATTATAAAAATCTTTCATATTTCTTTTCATCCACTTATTTACATTTTGAGGAGTAATATCTAAAATTAAAGATACTTTATTCACCCACCCAAATTTATTAAAATCAATATTTGAATTTATTATTTGAATTATTAAATTATCTATTTTTTGTTGTTTTTTTATATTATTAAATTCTTTAATTTTAATTAATTCTCTTTGTTTTTGTTCTTTATAATATTTATTATTTAAAAATTCTTGAGGTATTTCAATTAATTTTTGTTGTAAAGAATTTAAAATTAAATTAATACAATTAAATACATTATTTTTTATTTCTTTAGCAGTTATCCTTATAGTTTTCCAACCTTGTTCTTCTAAATATAAATCTCTTCTTTTATCTATTTGTTTCACTTTTTCTTGTTCATGTGTAGATCCATCTATTTCAACACATAATTTATATTCAGGAAAAGAAAAATCTAATTGATAAATGGAAAATTGCATTTGATGAATCCATCCTTCAATATTATATTCGTTTAAATATTTAATCATAGTTTGTTCAGGATAACTAATTTTACTACTATGATTTAATAAATATGGTACTTTATCTGGATTTTCTTTTAGATATTTTATTCTACTTTTAGAAATTTTATCTTTAGTTTCATCAGATAGTTTTTTACCTTTTAATTTTTTACCTACATAAATTTTATTATTTAATAATTCTGTATATTTAGGATTAATTTTACAATTTATTTTATGTCCTCCTAAACTTTGTCCATTTTTAAAAATATTATTACAATATTCACATTTAAATTCTTTCATATATTATATATTAAATTTGAACATTGAAAATAATTTATAAGTTTAATGCTTTATTGATTTTTGTCACCCCGATGAGTACCGATCTCATGTCCTACTGATTAAAAGTCAGTGGCTCCACCATTGAGCTACGAGGTGTTAAACCTCATATTTCAGAGGCATTTACTGTTTACTTTTCTTTATGTATTTAATTTTTTTCATAATCAATTTAATTTTTTATCTGGGTTGATACTGAGAGTCGAACTCAGGACACTGGAACCACAAACCAACATTTTACCACTAAACTATATCCACCATATGTCAATAAACTTGTTTTTGTATCAATAAACTTGTCAGGTTTATTGTAACATTTTTTAGTTTATCGTATTAATTATCAACACAATAATTGGGTGTTGCAGGGAGTCGAACCCTATCCTCCAAATTCACAGTTTGGCACATTAACCGTTATGCTAACAACACAGTGGAAAAGGATAGAATCGAACTACCGACGACAGACCTCTTTACGGCCTCGCTCTCCAAACTGAGCTACTTTTCCATTTTTATTGCTCCTCAGGTAGGACTCGAACCTACTATCTTCTGCTTAACAGGCAGTAGCTTATACCACTTAAGCTTCTGAGGAATTTATTATTTCAATTCAATCATACCACTATGAACTTCTCTATGACAATTAGCACATAATAATACACATTTATCTAATTCTATTTTAATCTTTTCCCAACTTCTTGTTTTACCTTTAGATCCAAGATTAAAATCTTTTTTACTCGGATCTATGTGATGAAATTCTAAAGCAGATACACATTTATTATATTCGCAACAAATACATTTACCACCTTTATATTCAATTGCCTTTTGTTTTAAAATTTCACGTCTTTTTTGAACTGCATCACTTTGACATTTTCTACATCGAAATCTAGTAGCATTTTCAACTGATGCAAAATTTGTTAATCCATGTTTTTTACATTCTTTTATTTCATTTATCATTTGTGGAACCCCTGGGGTTCGAACCCAAACCTCTGGTTTTTCAGACCAGCGTGACGCACCAGTTACACCAGAGCTCCATTTATTTTAATTTTCTTCCTTTAGTCCAACCATTATTAATGTATTGATCTAATTCTTCTTTTTTAATCTTTTTATTTTCGTTATCTTTAGTAATCCAACATGTACCAAATTGTGAATTTTTATCACCTATTCTTTCTTTTGCTTTTTTACTCATTTTATTTTTTGTTTCTTCTGTATGTTTTCTATCTTTCCATATCGAAACTAATTCACCATTTAAATATCTTGGATCATCCAATTTAACTTTTAAAATGTTTTCATCTTTATCTTTTACATTAATCAAACCACAAGAAGCACTAATTAATTCTCCAGATAAATATTTCGGATCAAAAATAGAAACAGTAAACATATTATTAAAACTATCTTTAACTATGACACACTCAATATTATTACTAATTAATTCACCAGATAAATATCTTGGATCATCATTATAAACACTAAAAATATTCCTATCTTTATCTCTTACACAAACACGATTAGTAGCAACAGAAACAACGTCACCATTTAAATATCTTTCATCATCTTTGAAAACATTAAAACAATTTCCGTTTTTATCTTTAACTGTAACCATACCTAAAGTATTAAAACCTTCACCACCATATTGACAATTCATATTTTGTTTGTCTTTTAATACTTCTTCAGTTATAATTTCTTGTTCAGCATTTACTAATTCTTCTCTAGTGTCAAACATTTCAATAATTTCTCGTTTGAAATTCTCTTTTCCATATTTACGAATCGCTCTCCATAAATATGTACCACTACCCAAATATCCATCTTCAATATTATTTGTTGAATGAATACCGTAATAGTATTTTTCATTTATCAAATTTGTAGTTTTATACAAATAATGATATTTTTTATTTTCATTTGACATTTTATAATATATTTTTATTATATATATTAAAATGTGACCGGCACGCCGCCAAGGACTCGAACCCTGAACGTTGAGGTTGGAACTCAAAATGATAACCATTTCACCAACGACGTGTGTATAAAAAAAAAAATCCTGAATCGTATGACTCAGGATTTAATCAATTAGTTTTAAAGTATCTTTTAAAAAACTATATAATTTCTTCTGAGCCATGGCTTGTAGACCAAAACTTAAAATTGTTATTATGTTTGTTAAAATTTTTCATTACTTTATTTTTTATTTTGTTAATACTTTATTTTTGAAGCGGATTCAGGACTAGAACCTGGCCATGGGCTTCTATTTTTTATTTCTTTACAATTATATAACTTATATATTAAATATAAAAATAAGTTTAATAATATTTTTTTTATTTTTATTTATATATTAATTATTTTTATTCCCTTTTACAAATATACTAATTTAATTTGAAAAATAAAACAATTAATGAAATAATTGCAATTGTTATAATAATTTTATTTAAAAAGATTGTCATTTGAATTTTTCTTATTAAATAAATCTTTTGCTAATTGTAATGACAAAGAATCATTAAATAATTTAATTTCTTCACTTGATGAAAAAACAATTAAAAATCCGTCAGAATTTATAAATTGATTAGAACTTGATTGTAAATCTGTTTTATTTTCAATTATTAATAAATATTTTTCATCAACAATTTTAAATCTAAATTCTAATGGAACTGAAAAATCAAAATTCCATCCACCATAACTAAATGCTACTCCAATATTTAATGATCCAATAGATAATGATTTTGATAATTCTGTAACATTATTATTTTTAGCAATTTCAGACCATGTTTTATAAATAATAGATGCAGAATCTAACATAATTTTAAATTTAGATAATTCTGTTTCATTAAAAATTAAACTAACTTGTTTACTTGTTGCATCAATAGATTCTGCATCAACATATAATTTGTAAGTTTGTTTTTTTTCATCTTGGGAAGCTGCTACAATATATGTTTTTTCAAAATATTTTAATTTATATTCAGAAATATTACTTTGAGAAAAAACATTGATACTTTTTCCTAAACATAAACACATCATTAGTGTCATCATCATAAATTTTACTGTTTTCATATTTTATATTTTTAAATTTGTTTTACAATAGTATAAATAAAAAATGAATTTTAATTTTTAAAATTCATTTTTTATTTACTTTTTTATATTTTGTTCATCATAAACAATTAATTATTCAATATATTAGTGAACTTAAAAATCGCACTATATTTATTTAATATATAATATTATGAATAAAGAATGTAAATATTGTAAAAAAAATATACAGTATAATTTACCACAACAACTAGGTAATCATATTAGTAATTGTAAAGATAATCCAAATAGAAAATCAAATAAACATGAATTATTTGAATATGATTTTAATTGTTTAAAATGTAATAATAAATATAAATTAGAATTATCATTAAATAATTATAATAAAAAAAAATATAAAAAATATTGTTCAAGATCATGTGCAAATTCTAGAATTATATCAGAAGAACAAAAGCAAGTAGTATCTAAAAAATTATCAAAAGATAAACCAGAAAAAATAAAATTAACATCTAAAGAAAGTGGTTCAATTGGTGGTAAAAAATCATCATACAATAAAAAACAATATGATTCAAATATGATAACATATATTTATGCATTATGTGATGAAAATAATAATATTAGATATATTGGTAAAGCTAATGATGTAAATACTAGATATAAAAATCATTTAAAAGAATCAAAAAGAAAAAGAACACATAAAGAAAAATGGATAAATTCTATGATTGAAAGAGGATTAAAACCTGGACATTTTATATTAGATGAATGTATATATAGCGATTGGATCCTAATGGAAGAATATTGGATAACACAAGTTAAATCATGGGGTTTTAATTTAACTAATGGTACATCTGGTGGAGAAGGCAGTGATGGGTTTAGAGGTAAAAATCATACGCAAGAAACAAAAAATAAATTAAGATTAATTAGTACAGGTAGAACATTTATTTCTAAACATAAAGGCGAAAATAGTCCCAAATGTAAAATAACAGATAATCAAATTAAAGAAATTAAAGATTTATTTAATAATGGGAAATCTTGTAAAGAAATAGGTCTTTTATATAATATATCAAGACAATATATAAATAAAATTATAAAAAATAAAAAAAGAGTCTTAAATTAAGACTCTTTTGTAGCGAGGGGGAGATTCGAACTCCACGTGTTTCTCACGAAACGTCGGGTTATGAGCCCGATGACCTTGACCACTAGTCGACCGCGCAAGAACAATAATTAGCAGTTTCCCACTATTTATCATTAAATTACCTATAACTAGGTTAGTTTTATTTATATATTAAAAGAAATTACTCCCTTTTTATATTTTTGAATAAAAAATTACAATTTCTTATAATTTCTTATTATTTGGGGTCGAATTAGTTATAAAACCTCTCCAACATTTCCACCATCATTCATCTTAGTTTCAAGCCTTCGTACCGTAGATTCTCTAAAAATAGGAATCATCAAGGTGTGAATGAATCACAAAGGTAGATGTTTTAGTTCCAATATCCATCTTATGTATGACCGTCTCTCAACGTTGGATGCACGACTATAGGATGATAGCCTTCATACATTTTGCCCGTCTATCATTTCCTGATATAGACACAGTAATTATACGCAATATTCTAATCTTTCACTCAACAAGTTCTCGACTCTCTCAAGTTACTGAATTGTAAAGCACTTACATCTTGGAATGTAAACACCCTACCTCTTTTGGAGACAACATAGATTTTTTACATCTATGGTTAGGCACTTCTACCACGTATAGTCAAATTTTAATTTCAGCTTGCGCTTACATTTTTCCAAGCCATCAAAGATACAACATCTTCTATATGTCTGAAGTAATGATTTTATGCTTCCGAAGGATAAATTTACAAATCCCCTCATTATCTTAATAACTACGTTAAAATTAGCGGTTTTAACTCTACATTAAGATCACTGATAGTTTTAGTGGTCGCTAAACCCCTTTGTCCTACCGACGAATTCATGTGCAACTCATTCACCTATGAATTAGGTTACCGTTATACGTTTCACAACGCATAAACTAATTACACTCGTCTTTGTATATCTTCAGCAAACCTGAAGTCTAGATACAGCCTATTTACCTAGATTTAAATTCCGTACAACTCGGAAGTTTTATAATTCAAAGAACGTTTTCTTTTTAATTTTTAACAATTATATAACTTATATTCTTAATATAAAAATAAGTTTAAAATTATTTTAAATTATTTTTTTTTAGTAGAGATGGATGGAGTTTAACCACCGACCTTTCATTCGAACGCTCTAAACACTGAGCTACATCTCTATAATATTTTTCCTTAAATACGTGCACATACCTAAGGCGAAACGATTTCGTATTATACACAACAAATGATCCGTAAGTTGCTTTTAATACTTCATATTTTTTATTCTCTCCATGTGAGCGGATTCGAACCGCTTACCTCCGGATTAAACGTCCGGTTATCTGCCAATTGATAGTACACATATCAACAAGAACAAAAACTGTTTGTGTTTCCTTTTGTTTCCTTGATGGGACTCGAACCCACGACCAAACCCGACAAGGGAATAGCTCTAACCAACTGAGACTTACAAGCAATCCATTGTTGAGTAATTTTATAGATATAAAATATATTTTTGAGGTATATTTTATTTGGGTGAATTACTTCTCACACCCAACATTTGCAAATGTTTCATTTGTTGTTTGCAACCAACAAACTAATCATTCTATATAAGTGCCATAAAAGTCCACCCCTTAATAATGATTTGTAATACCTAGAGATTCGAACTCTTAACTTAGTCTCCTTACACCTTATCGTCTCGCATTATCTTCGCCACTTATAGTAAGCTATTGTCAATTGTTATTGTCAGTTCACGGTCGTCTTGTGCCCACTACACTATATATCAACCCGGCTTTCGAACACTGGATATGCTAAAGGTAATTAATCTTCAGCTTTGTGGGCAGGGTTGGATTCGAACCAACGATCATCCATCTTCACGATGGACTGCTTCCCAACTAGCTCCCCGCCCGTTTTATTAATCTCGTTTGATTAATGTTTTACAAATATACAATTAAATTTTGAAATAAAAAAATATTTTTGTAATTATTTTTATTTTTTTGTGGTCCCAGCAGGGCTCGAACCTGCGACCCTCTGATTATGAGTCAGATGCTCTAACCAACTGAGCTATGGGACCGGTATAATTATATAATCACGTTTGATTAATGTTTTACAAATATACAAATTATTTTTCAAATAAAAAAATATTTTTTTATTTATTTAATATTTTTTTTGTTAACGGATCAATAATTTCTTTTTCTGATGTTATTAAATTAAAAGAAATAACTTTACAATTTTCAGTAATATATTTTTCTATTTCTTTTAATTTATCAGGATTATTTTTATACCACACTATCTGTTTTTTTATTTCAGCAGTAGGAAAATTTCTATAAGGTCCTTGATAACCATATTCATCGTTTTTAAACTTTGTTTCTATAAAATAAATTTTAGATGGTAATTTGTCGTGTGTATTTTTGCCCATTATTTTTTTCTTTTTCTAAATCCATAAACAGGATCAAATCCTTTTGATATTACTAATTGTTTATCTGACATATTAAATTCTGAAATTTCTGTATTTAATTGTTCAGCAACAAAAATAGAAATTTCATTAAATGCTGTAAAAGCATCTTTACATTTAAAAAATTCTATTTCTTTTAAAATATTATTATATTTAATAGAACATAAAGTTTTACTACCTATAGTCCAACTTGTTAATCCTTGTTTATAAATAATAAATGATATTACTTTTTTATCTATAAAAATTTTTAATAAATCTTTATTATTTATCTGTGAAATATATTTATCCCAATTATGTTGAGAAGCTATGTATTTATCTTTTTGATTATATAAAAATAAATATATTTCTTTTATTTTTTCAACATCATAAATAAACTCTTCTGTATTATTATACGATTGATAATAAGATTTTTTGATTTGTAAAACTGGATAAATAATACCACAATAACCAACAAATTTAAAATGATATGTTATTGTTTCATTATTTATTTTTTTATTAGACTCATCTATATTTAATGGTGTATATAAATTATTTAAAATTATTTCACCATTTGTTTCATTACGTTCAAATATAATTTTACTATCTATACCAACAGAATTAACTATGCTATCGTAATAATCTTTATATTTTGAAATAATTTTCATATTACAAGTATATTAAAAATGATTGATACTTAAAAATTAATATATAAAAAAAAAGATTATTTTTTATGGCTAAAAAAAGAAAAAATGAAGAAGATGAAGAAATTGATGTTCAATCTACTGAAGAAATAAAACCTATTAAAATAACTAAAAAAATAGAAAAAGTAGAAAAAGTAATTGATACACCAAAACAATCATTAAGTTTAAAACAATCATTTTTAAAAAATACAGAAAAAACTAATTTTACTATTTATCAAAATGGTACATTAATTTATACATATAACGAAAATACTAAAATTAATGTCTTTGATAAATATTTTGAAATTAATGGAAAAAAATATACATACTTAGGTATAGAAATAAAATATGCATAATTTATTATCAAAAGATAAAGTTGTTGTATTAAATGAATACAATGATAGTATTACAGAAGCTGCTGTACATTGGAATGATTCAGCATTAGGTATATTAACTAATGCATTATTAAAACCAATATCGTGGTTAAAGGGATCTATTAAAAAAGGTATTAAAAGACAACAAATAAATAATTTAGTTACACAATATGGAATGGAATATGTTAAAGCTATTAAAGCTATTGACATGCCTGATGATGCCGAAAATTCTGAAACACAACCAGAAACAGATGTACAACCAGACGATACAACTTCAAATACAGATAATAATGATGATCTAAATGTGGCTATTAATGATGAATATAAAACAATGTCTACATTAAATAAATATTTACAGGTTGTTTCTAAATGGAAAGAAACTGATTTTTTTACATCTAATAACAATAGAATTAAAGATTTATTTCAAAAAACTAAAGATAGTTATATTAAATATGATAAAGCTATAGATATAACTAATTTTTTAATTGGTTTAAAATTGTTTAATCCTGATGAATATAATGATGATTCAAAATCAATGATAGCATTACAATCTAATATTAATAAATTTTTTAATGATTTAAAAACATTAGATTATGAACAGTTTGTATCTATATATGGTAAACAATACACACAAAAAATAAATAAGATTATAGAAAATTTTAATGATCTAGATGATAATTTTAAAAATGTACAAGAACATTTAAATGCTAATAAAAAATCTAATTTAAAAGTAGGTGAAGAATATGTTTATACTAATTCTAAAGGTATACAAAAAATAGTAAAATTAATATCTACAGATAAAAGTTTTAAACCTGGTGCAGATAAAATATATTTAACTGATGATGATGTTGAAATAGATGATTTAGATGATGGTGTTGTATTTGTTTTATTTAAAGATAAAAATGGAAAATATTCAGAAGTATCTACAACTATGGCTGTTAAAGCTACAGCTTTAAAAACGAAACAAAACAATTCATATAATTTTATCAATGAAGCAAGTGAATATATGATACCAAATAATATTCAAGATTTGTTTCCACAAGAACAATTAGAAGAAGCAAAAAAAATAGAAGGTATTAAAGAAAAATCATTTGATAAAATTAATTTAATAGCATTAAACACTATTAAATACAATGCAGATTATATTATTAATTCTAAATCAAATGATAAAGCTGATAATTCTGCAGTATTAAAAAAAATATGGGATAAAGGTGTTTTAGATATAAATAACTATTTCCAAGATGTAATTAATGTTGATGAAGTAACTTCTAAAATTACTGGTAATGTTGATGCTAAAACTAAAAAAACAATAGAATCAGATCAAAATACATTAACAGAATTACAACAATTAGGTTTAAGTGAAATTTTTCCAGTTGGTAAAAAATTTGATGTTAATAAAATTTATGCTTTTCAAGGTACATTTGTTGGACAAAATAAAAAAACATTTAAACACACATTTTTAATGTCGCCAACAATAAATTTTGTTGAAGATGTTAATGGTAATAAGACATATTGGTTTAAATTATTAGGATCATATAAATTTGATAAAAAGAAAAATGCGAATATTAGAATAAATCCGTTTTTAGATGCTACTAATAATAAAAAAATAAGTGATAATTTCAATAACACAGAAAATGCATATTACATAGCATTATCAGCATTAAGACCTGCAACATCGTCTAAAATGTATGTTTATTCTAATACTGGTAAATATTTCTTTAATAATAATATATTTGATAATGTTGAAATAGCTGAAAAAGAAATTGTTAAATACAAAAAAGCTAATTTTAACGATACAATTAGAGAATTAGGACCTATATCTAATATATTTGGTTTTACAGTTAATCAACGATTTACAGTTGATGATGAAGTTATTAATAATAATAAATTTCCTGGTGTACAATTATCTGATGGCAAAGAAGATAAAAATATTGATATAGCAAAAACTAATCATGAAAAATTAATGAGTATTATAAAATAATGGATAGTAGATTAACTTTAGATGAATTAATTGATGTAGTACGTAATAATGTTACATTAAATTGTAAATTACCATATACATTAGGTAATGATAATATTGAACGTATTATAAAATTTGATGCTTTAAGATGGTTTTATCGTGAATATAAATATGCGTTACAACGTACATATTATTATGTTGATATGCAATCTTTTTGGAGAAATGTATCAACAGATGTTAGATTTATAACATTACCTGATGAAATTGAAGCTATTCGTTGGGTTTATCTTGTTAGTTATACTGATATGAAAAACCTAGGGTATTTATTACCATCTGGTGCTATTAGTTTAGGTCAAACTGCAACACCATTTGTTGCATCATTAAATATTGGTGAATATGCTCAATCATTTGCAGCAATGCAAACTTTACAAGATGCTGTATCAACATTTAGTAAAAATACTGTAAAATTTCATTTTGATCCTAATAGTAAAAGATTTGAAATTCAAACATCATTACATCATAATTTAATGTTAGAAGTTTATTCACATATTCCAGAAGAATCATTATTCGGTGATCCATATTTTATTAAATATGTAACCGGTATGGCTATGTTAGATTATGCTACAGAATTATCATTTACTGATATGACTTTAAGTGGAAATACTAAAATTAATACAGATCGTATTTATGATCGTGGTGATAAATTAGTTCAAGAAGTTAAAGATTATATTAAAGGTATTACTCGTGGTGCATTTTTCTTTAATAAAACTCGTTGAAAAAAAGACAATCTTTTGATTGTCTTTTTTTTATATATTACCATAATTAGGTAAATCTAATACTTGACTAGCATCGTCTACTAATATAGTTAAATGTGCATCAGATATAACATCTTGATTTAAAACAATATTTCTTTTAGCTTTTGCTACTGGTTGATTCCAAATAATTAAATTAGTAATAAACCATTTTTTACTATTACCTTGTGTACTAAATGTATCACAACCACCTATAAACATAGTTTCATTTATTGTAAATGAATTTGGTATAATATCGTATTCTTTTTTACCAAATAAAACTAATTGAGAAGATGTTAATACAATACCATTTTCATCTTGTCTTGAATAAACAGCTAACTCTAATTTTTGTTTAATTTGATCAACATTAATTAACATTGAATACCATTTATTAATATTTAATGATCCAATAGGTAAACTGTATGAATTTGAATTAATTGTTATTGTTAATAATCCATCAAATATATTAACTCTATAGCCTAAATTATCAGTATAATTATAATTGCTAAAAATTGTATAATCGTATGTTGGATTATAATCTTCTGTTTTAAACCAAAAACTTATAGCTCTATTATCAGCTTTACCTAAAATATTATCATTATAATTATATTCTATCAAATGTAAATTTTTAGATTTAATAGGCATTTCATAATTTTGTTTAGATACATTTAATGATGCATTCCATATAATTTCATTTTTAAAACTTACTGTATTATGTACTGTTTTCACTATATTTAATAATGGTGTATCTGTATATTGTTGTGATGTATTATTAATTCCTAATATTGCATTATCTTTTGTATTTTGTTTAATATCACTATCTTCATCAATATTAAATAAATTATCCAATGTTGTATATTTTGTTATAGCATTAATAAAATCACCAGCTTCTTGTCCAGATACAGTTTTTGCAGCTTTTCTTGTTGCTTTATCATTGTATTTTTTCAATAAAACTCTATAATAAACTTCAGCATTCATAAATCCTCTACTTGGAAACATTTGTTCAATTTCCCATAATTGATTTATATCACAAAAATATATTACGTCTTCCTTACTTGGTCTAAATTCAACACCAAATGTTCTTTTAAATGATTCTTTTAATATATGTATTTCAAATGATTGAATTAAATCTAAATCCAAACCAGAAAACATCATATTTTCAGTAGGAAATTGATTATCAGGAACAATAACTGATGTATCTTTCATTACAATAATATTATGTATTTGTTGCTCATGTAATATATGATCAATACCTTTTCTATCAGCATCAGTTAAGAAATACTTAACTGTCCATGAATTCTTTTTCTCTATAAATGAATTTAAAATTTCATAAGTATTTATTTGATTTTTAAATAATACTTTGTCATTTAAATTTGTAATATTATTAAATGAACAAACAGAACAATTTTCTATATCAGAATTCCACGGTGTTAATGCTTGAGAACATGGTAAACACGCATCACAACAAGCACCTTCAACATCTGCACCAGAACATGGCGCAGGTTTAACAGCTAATGGATTACATTGACTTTTAAATCCTAATCTTGCTGTTGTTGCATAATTTGCTGTTATATTTTGAAATTCACCAATTAATTCTAAATCATAAATACTAATTGGTTCAATTCCAATATTTTGAAAACCAAATTGAAAATTACAAAATTTTAATCTTTCAAATTTAGACGCTTTTAAATTATCTGCTGTTAATGCAGTCCATTCTGTCCAATGTCTACCTTGTGTTTGTGTATATCTATAAAATATTTTTAAATTATTTATATCACCTGAAGATAAATAAATATCAAAATCAGTAATTGTAAAAACTTTATACGTGTCTTGATTTGTATATGATTTATTTTCACCTGGTAATATTGGAATAGGTTGAAAAATTTCAGGTATAGTACGTAACCCGTTTATATTTATTTCTTTTAAATTTGCTTGTTTTAAACCATTTGAAAAATAAGTAAATTTAAATTGAAGCCATATATTTGGGTTTGTATTTGTATTTGGAAAATCATTTAAATCATTTAAATCAATATATGGGGTAAACGTTACATTATCTGTACTCCATCTATATTGAACATTAAAATCATTAAATTCATCTGTATTATCTTTAACTATTGATATGCTTGTTAATTCTTTAATATTTTGAATAGCTGGTAAATGTTGTAATACATAAACTTGACCACTAGTGGTAAAAATACCATCACTAATATTCCAACCTATATTTAGGTTTTCTTCAAAAACATTGTTACTATAAAAATTATCAGTCATATTTAATATATATATTAAAAATATAAAAATCTTTAACATGACTATTTTTTCAAATTCAATATTTCCTACAATATATAAATACATTAAATTTGGTAAAGAATCTATAAATGTTACTAGTGGTGCAAACACTTTAGCAACATTGCCATTATGTGATGTAAAAAATGAATTTGAACAATACCAAAGATTAAGTATTCAAATTCCAGCTGGACAAAATGATTTTTTATTATCATTTCCAACTTTAGGTATTAAACCAACTTTTTTAATTATTAAACCTAAATATTGTACAACTGATCCTACAACTAAATATTTAAAATGGAAATTTGCTGCATCAACTGATGTTAAAATGTCATTTACTACAATATTATTATTTACTGGTACATCAACAAATCCAGTATTACCAGTTGTTATAGATAATCCTGATACAGTCAATCCAGTTACTTTAGAAGTTTTAGTTTCTGCAACTACAAATGATTATTTAAACGATGTAATTGCTTCTACTTATTTATCTAATTTATTATTTACACATATTCATACATTTGGAGAAACAGCTTCGGGTATAATATCTTTATTTAATTCATTAAATCAATTAGTAACTACTGTTGATATTTCAGATATTGTAAATGTTAATAGAGTTGTTGGTGAAAATCGACTAATTATAGACGATGCTTCATCTAATGATATAGTTTTAGATTTTGTTACAGAATACGATACATTACAAGCATTATCAGCTTTAGCTTGGGTACAAAATGATCCTTTAACTAGAGCTTTACCAAAAGCGCCAGATACATTAGCACCAGTTATTACATTTAAACCAGCTGTAGTTTTAAATGCTATAAATATAGATTTATCTTTATATCCAATAAATACTTTTACTAAACAAGATTTTATTGATATTGTTATTGATACTGTAACAGATGATACAGATGATTCTGTACTTATTACAGTTAATGATATAATATTTAAAGATAATTTAAATAACGAAATATCAAATATTATTAATGCTGGTTCTTATACTGGTAAAATAACTGTTAAAGATATTGCTGGTAATTTAACTATAGAAACAATAACAATAGCTGCTCAATTAGTTATATTAGATACAACACCACCAGTTATAACAACAAATGTTAATGTTACTGGTTCAGTAATTGTTGCACAATCATTAGCAACATACGGTGGTATAATTTCTAAAAATGATTTAAAAGTATTAACTATAGATAATGTAAATGATGATTTTGATGGAAATATTCCTTTATCTAGTGTCAACGTAAGTATTTTAGATCCATTATCAAATTCAGTTAATACAATTACAGGATTGGGTGTTTATACAGTAACACTTACAGTAAGCGATTCTTCATTAAATTTAACAACACTTAATTTAACAGTACTAATAAATGCATAATTATGTTTAATAAACTAAATTTTTTATTACCATTATCAAATTCAAGCAATTCTTTAAAAATAAGAAATGTTAATGGAATTATTGTACATATTATAAAAGAACCTACGTGTACAATATCTATTAATAATAATATTTTAACTATTAAACAAAGTGCTGAATCAACTACAATTAATTTACAATTTTCATCTAAAACTGAAGCTGAAGATGCACATGTTATTTTAAGATCAAAATTGAATCAATTAAATACAATAATTAATTCAAATAATGGTACTATACAAACAATATACTATACATTTCAATCATTAAATAATACAATATTACATGTTGATTCTAATCTTAATATACCAGTAACATTTATTGATATTAAAAAATTATTTGTAAATGGTGTATTTATATCATCTTTATATTATACCGTTGATGTTAATACACAAGTAATTGTTTGGAAATCAACTAATGAATACACTATTGATACAACTGATGAAATAATAATTGAATATATTTAATATTGTTTAATATCTAAATATGAAAAAGTAGTTTTATTAACATTAATTATTTTATCAAAAAAATGTTCTTTTAATTCTGAATGATGAACTAAAAATACGTTAACATTTCTATCATTTGCAAATTTCTTAAATAATATTAAAATATCATCTACACCAATTATATCAATTGTTGCAAATACCTCATCTAAAAATAAAATATTAATTTCTCTTTTTAACCTAAGCATTTTAATATAAGCTAACATTATAATTAAATTAATTTTTTTAGCTTCACCAGATGATAAAGATTCTGGATCTATTTCAGTATTTAATTCGTAAATATGTGCATCAAAATTATTATCTAATTCAACTTTAAAACGTGTTTTTAAATGTAATAAATCTTCTTTTATAAATTCATTTAATGGAGATATAATTGAATCAATTATATCTCTTTTTATTCCAGATTCACCCCATATTGGTAATAAAACATTATAAATATGTTTAAGTTTTTGAACTTCTAAATATTCATCTTCTTTATTTATAATCTTTTGTTTTGTTTTTTCTATATTAACTTTAAAGTCGTCCAAATCATCATTTTCGTTCACTTTAAGAGAACTTATTTCAGTTTTTAACGTAGTTACTTCATTGATTAATAATTGTATCTTAGAATTGATTAATCTGAATTCATCTTTATAATTATTTAATTCAATTGATCCTGAATCAATTTTAGTTTTTGTTTTATTATAAATTTGTTGTAATTTATCTAATTTTTCTTCATAATCTGGTAATAAATTTAATTCACCAGTTAATTCTGTATGACATGTTGGACATTTACCGCATTTATATAAATCTATTTTTTCATTGGTATCAGAAATGTCTCTTGAAATATCTCTTAATTTTAATTTTAATTTATTAAGTCCTTCATCAAATAAATCAATATTAGCTTGAATATCTTCTTTATTACTTTCTAATTTTATGAATAATTCTTTTTTTGTTTTTAATATAGATTTTAATTCTATTATCTTTTCTTCTGAATTAATTTTTTTCTTTTCTAAAACTGAATTAATTGTTTCTTCTAATTCTTCTATATTTTCATTATAAATTTTTATTTCATTAGAAATTGAATTAAACGAAATTTCATTATTTTTTTGTAATTGTTTTAATATTTTATTCAATTCATTGATTTGTTCTAAATTGAATAATTTATCTAATAACATTCTTTTCTCTTCTGGTGATAATGAAATAAAATTTTTGAAATTATTAACATTCATTGAAATAAAACTTTTATAAGTATTATAATCAAATCCTATTTTTTCAATAATTTTTCCATCTATTTTATTAGCTTTATCATAAGGTATTCCATCAATATGTAATTTTGTTTTAAGTGCAGCATTAACGTTATCCATAGTTCTAGTAACATCTAAAAATTGATCAGTTTCAAATTTTACATTTAATTTCATATTACCATTTATTCTATTAGGAAAATTTGCTTTAGCTAATTTTGTTCCACGTTTATTTTGTTCTTGTCCATAAATAGCTAATTCTAGTGCACTAATTGCTGCACTTTTACCATTTCCATTTTTACCAATCAATAAAATTAATTCACCTATTTGTTGATTTAATTTTATTGATTGTAAAACATTACCATATGATTTATAATTTTGCCAAGACCATTCTATTATTTTCATGCTTCTAATAATTGTTGTACTGTGTATTTTTCAAATATTGTTTTTAATATCATTTCTTTATTAACATCTGAATCATCTTCATGTACACTAACAAAAGCTTTTTCTGTTGGATGTACAAATAAAATACAATCAAATGCTTTAGAATCATTTATAACATTAAAAATAATAGCTTTACCTAAAACTCCGGTATCATTTTTTATCATTCCTAAAATATCTACAAATTCTAATATCATAAATCTTATATGCTAAAATGTTTTTTTTGTTTTAAAATTTCATATATATTATATGAATAAAGAATTATTATTAAAATTTTTTGATAAAATTGGTTTATCAATTAAAGAAGGTAACCAACACTCTAGTGTTAGAGTTCAATCTTATATTATATTAATTCCTATTTTAATTATGTCTTTAATTTTTACAGGATTTGAAATAACTACTTTTGCTTTAGCTATTTATAAAGGAACTATTTATAAAATAAGTTCAGAAATAATAGTTATATATGGTATGTTATTATCACATCATTTAGCTGTATTATTTTCAAGAAAAAAATCACAATCTATTTCTGAAATAAAAGACAAAAAAATTGATTAAATTTTATTAATAATTTTTTTAACTTGACCTGATCTAACACATGGCCAATCTTGTATTGTTACAGTTATTAAATTATTAACATTAGCAATAAATAGATCATATAAATCGTCTAATTTTTGTAATTCTAAATTAAATTCAATATCTGAACTTGTCCAATTTTTTGGTATTTTATTTTTAAATGCTTTTGCACTATCTATTAAAATTTGTTTATTTAAATGTAAACGATTTTCATATTCAAAACTTTTATGTTCAATAATTTCTTTAATGTATTGTTTGAATTTATGAACTACATTTGGTGTATATATTACACAAGTTAAACCAATAACAAATGCATCTTGTTCTTTTATTTCAAATTCTTCATTTTTTTCTACTATTTCAGCAATTTCTTGTTTTGTTTTTGTATTTAAACAGAAATGCACATATTTATCCCAAATAAATCTTTCTATTAGATTTGATGGTTTAATTAAAATTTTCATGTTGTATTTTATTATTTTTTATTTGTATTACTGTTTTAGCTATACCATAACACATTTCACAGTATTCAAAAAATAATGTTTCATTTAATGAATACGATTGAAACCATTCACCGTTTATTTTAAAATCTTTTAAACGTTGTTTTAATATAGCTTCTGTTTTGTATGCTACTTCTCTATTTGATATTTCAAACAATGCGTGTATATCTTTAATGTTCGGATTAGCTGTTTTTAATTCTTTTAATCTTTTATTTGGATGTTTTGATAAACCAACTTTCCATTGTAAAATACCATCTACATATGCACTAATTAAATATATACTATACATATTGTTTTAACATTTCTAATTCATTTAATCTTTCTTGTTTTATAACTGTATTCCACATTGAATTATAATAATCGTTATAAAATTTTACACCATTTAAAAAATTAATCTGATTAGTTAAAAATGTATTATAATCTGTACCAAATTCAGTTCTTAATCCACTATATAATTTAACTATTGATAATGGTTGAAATAAATAGCACATATCAGCATCTCTAATTAATTTTTGTTCAAATAATGTAAAATCATTTTCATCAATAGTATATGGATATTCCGTAGCTTTAATAATTTGTATTACTATATTTAAATCGAATTCTGGATTAGCTTTATGAAATAACATTACACCATCTAATGCGTTTATAATATTTTCAGAATCATTTAATTTACCACCACTATGTGCATAATCATGAAATAATGCAGCTATATATAATTCTAATTTATAATTCACATCATATTCATACGAAATATTATTAGTAATAATTTTATAACACATTTCTAAAACACTAAATAAATGATCTATTCCATGATAAGGCAAATGATTAGACTCACCATTACTAATATTAATAAAATTAATTGCTTTAATTAATATTGGATATTTTTGATATAACTTGTTCATGAAATTTATATGAAAAAAAAAAGAGAAAGTTTAACTTTCTCTTTTTGAATCACGATCTAAATCACGTTGTTTTATTGTTTGTCTTTTATCGTATAATTTTTTACCAGTTACTAAAGCTATATCAACTTTTAATAAATTATTATTATTTAAATATAATTTAATTGGTACACATGTATATCCTTTAATATTTAATTGTGATTTAATTTTTTTTAATTCATTTTTATTTAATAAAAGTTTACGTGTTCTAGACTCTTTATCAGTAACTAAACTATTTTGTATAATATGATTATTTTGTGGTTGAATTTTTGAATTCATTAAACAAAAATCATTATTAATAAATGAACAATACGAAACATTAATATCACAACCGTGTGATTTAATTGATGCAACTTCCCAACCTTCTAACATAATACCGGCTGTAAATGTATCATGCACATGGTATAAAAAATTTAATTTCTTAAAAGTATAACTTAGCTGTTTCATATAAATCGTATTTTTTAATTAATTTTAATAATTGTTTATTTTTTAAATCAATATCAATCAATTCTGATTTTTCCAGAATATCATTTTTCTTTCTAATAACTTTAATCATATTAGGTTTCCACCAACTAGGTAAATATTTAGGTTTACCAAATTTAATAAAATGTAATTTCCATAAAACTATTAAATTTATCTCACCTAAATAATTAACAATTATTTTATTAATATCTTCAAACGGATCATAATTTATATCTGATAAATCTTCAATAGTTAAATCACATCTTTCTAAAATACCATCTAAACGCATTTGTAAATAAATTTGTTTTGTTATTGGTAACTTATTAAAATGTTTTGTTAATGTTCTATTTATAGATTTGGCTTCATTGATCTCTTTAAATTTATTAATTAAATCAATTGTACCATATTCTTTATATAAAATATTCTTAAAATCAGTTGCATGTAATTCATATTCATCGTGTGTATCACGAGTTAAAACCATTAAATCTGATGAATTTTTATCTTTATATTTATGCCTGAAATGTTTTCTATATTGTGTTGGTATAACATGGTGTTTTGTTAAATTTTCATTACTACCTGATATTACACAAATATTAGCTCGACCCTCTAAAATTGAATTAGGATCACCATAACCATTTGGTACAAACGATAGCAAAACATTATAACCATCTAATGTAGCTAAATTTCTATTCACATACCAGTTAGCTTTTTTCTTAGAACAAAAACACATTAATGTACCATCTGGATGTATCATTTTATAATTATCATACGGTACACGTATTAATGATGATATTTTATTTCCCATACAATTCAATATTTATTGTATTATTTTTTTATTAAAATTTATTAATATATTTTCTAAAAATTTTAGCTATATTAGTTGCATCATCAATTCCCCTGTGATGTGTGCCTTCTAATTTTATACCTTCCATTTTTAAAGCTCCACCCATTCCAATACCACATTATTCCATTGTCCATGTAAATGTTTTAATGAATGATGATCTTCCATAATATCTAAATAATGTGGCAGATCTAAATCATTTCTAACCATGTCTTTTAGCATCTGTGTTTTATCATAAAATCCCCAACTAACTAAAGTTGATCCATCACACCAATTTAAAAAATCTTCTAAAACAATATCTAAATTTTCTGCATTATCAACATCTTCTTGTGTAATAGTTGTTAATTCAGTGCAGAATTTAGATAGTTTAGGAAATGACTTAGGTTTAGCAAATTTACTAAATCTATCTATTTCTTTTCCATTGTGATCTAGTTTAACAGCACCAATTTCGATAATTTCATTTATAAAGTCAAGTGGTTTAACTTCATCTTTTCTATTATCGTCATAGCATGTTGCTTCTAAATCAAATATTACAAATGTTTTCATATTACAAATATACAATTTTTTTTTGATAAAAAAAAAGACTCATAAAATTATGAGTCTTTTTAAATATAATTTTATTTTTTATTTATAAAGAGGTTCATATTCGTAAGAACCGCTTTTCATAACTTTTTTAGTTTGTGATGTTGTAATCATTTTATATTCTAATGGTTTTTCATCTCCTAAAAATATTCTTGACCAAAAACGATGTCTTAAATTATCATGTTCTTGTACAATTGATAAAGCTCGTTTTTCAGTATTCAAAAATTCTGTACGTAATGCTTCTACACTTTGCATTAAATTTTTATATAATGATACATCAAAATTAGGATTGTGTTCTGTTACCCATTTCATTAATGCACCATCACCTTTAGAATATCTACCTTCAATCATAGGAATATAGATTTCTTTAAAATCTTTTGCATATTTATCAGCAATACCAGCTTCATCATGCATTACAGTCCACATATTATCATATGTACCTTCAATAACGCCCATCTGAGCTTTAAATTCTGATTTTAATTCTACATTTCTATCATAAATAGATGTGTAATTTAAAAATCCCACTAAAAATAATGTTAATACTACACCAATTGTAGATAAAATTACGATTTGTTTTCTTGTCATTTTTTATTTTTTTAAATTTATAATAGCAAATATATAAATAATTTTTTAATCTATTATAATTTTATTAACTTTATTTTTCATTTTTTTTGATTGAATACTAAAAGTTAATATACCATCAGCCATTTTAGTTGAAACGATTTCATCGTCTTCATCAATAATATTAAAGTTAAATTCGCGCTGTCCAGCATAAATTTTAATATTTGAATTTACTTGTTCAATTGATGTATTTGTTTTATTATATCCAGGTAATTTAACAGTTACATCATATATACCATCGTCATTTACAGAATGAAATTCAATAATATCAGATGTTGATTTTGCAGTTGTTTTAAATTGATCAGTAGTTGTTTTAAATTGTTCATTGAACATTTTAAAAATTTCATCAATTTTTTCTTTGTCAATTGAATTTAATGCATTTATAGTATTTAAATCAATTCCTTTTGATTTTAAAAATACTGTAGCATAAGGTGTCATTTTTTTTAATTTTTCAAATAATTCTGTATAATCTTTCATATTGTATAAAATTGTTTTTATTTTAACAATTATACAAATTTAATACCATATTTAAAAATGTGTCATTTTGACAATTTTATATGACAATTTAAAGATGTAATTGCATCTATTAAATTTTTTTGAATTTCTGGTAATGTTTTAGCATAAATTACAATACCTCTTTCATGAATAAAACCAATATAATAAATACCATTTTCATTCTCTAATTGTTTGATCATTAATTTCATTTTATTTATATATTGTTTTGTTATCCCACCAGGGCTCGAACCTGGACTCTTTTGATTCAAAATCAAATGTGTTGCCAATTACACCATAGGACATTATAAAATTAAAGTTATCCGAGTAGGCTTCGAACCTACAAATTCTCGCTTCAAAGACGAGTGACTTTACCAGTTTGTCTATCGGACAATAAAAAAGGCCATTCATAATTTGAATGGCCTTTTAGTCTGTTAAAAATAATACATACTAATTCCATTCGGCAATATTATATTGCTGAGATAAGATATTCTGATATGTATTATTATTTTTCATTTTGTTTTAATTTTAAATATTATTATATTTTTGATAGTCATAACTTAAAAAAGAATATAATTTAGTTCTTTTATTATGTATATTTATATTACTATCATTTACTTCTTCTATAGTTGGCGCTACACTCAAACCATATTTAGCTGTCCAATCTGCTGTTGGTATAGCTTGCACATTAAATTGTGCAACCGACCAAGATTGTCTAGTATAAACAATTGGATATTTATCCAATCTTCCTTCAAATAATAAAAGGAATTGTCTATAATCAAACAACGCATCATATACAGCTGGTAATGCTGGTGTTGATGAAGCTTCTGGATAAAAAGATTTTGTAACTAACAAATTTTCTATTAAAGCTTGATCATTAGCATTAGCACCAATTATTTTAAAATATCTACTAGCCATATTTAATTATTTTTATTTTTATATATTAAATATTGTTTTTAATATTTAGTGGAGGATATGAGACTCGAACTCATGATCTATTGATTGCAAACCAATCGCTTTACCCAACTAAGCTAATCCCCCAGTTTATTTTGAGCAGGTAGACGGAATCGAACCGACATATTAGCACTGGCAATGCCACATAATAACCATTATACTATACCTGCATTCGTTCTTGGAAATATTTTAAATTTCTAAGATGTTTCTTTTTTTTAATTCTATTTTCAAAATCTAATAATAATTGATCTGGTATTTTTATACCTTTATTTTTAAATTCTTCTAATATTTCTTCTAAAGTAAATGACCATTCACATATTCCATCACTCCATTCATTTACCCATAATCCCCAACTCTTTTTACCTATTATAACACCTCTTAAAATATTTGGATGTTTTGTAATAGGTATTTTACCTTGTGTAAATTCTCCATTGTTTATTTGTTTAAAACAAATTTTTGAATCTACATTATTTATATCAAATTCAACATTAACAATAGAACCACAAAATGTACATATATTTTTTCTATACACTTCTAAAAAGAATGAAAACATTTCATTAAAACCTTCTGAATGTTTTGTTTTTCTTTTATTTATTGGTCTATTGTTTATCTTGCGTCCAAGCTGACAAAGTCTCTTTTCATAATTTATTATTTTAATATTTAGTGGAGCAACCGGGACTCGAACCCTGGACAACAGAGTGCAAATCTGTTATGATAGCCAACTTCACTATCGCCCCAATTATTAGTGCAGTATGTCGGATTCGAACCGCATCCCATGGGTGGAAGCCAGGTACTTTAGCCATTAAGCTACATACTGCGTTATTTGTACACCATGTAGGAATCGAACCTACGACCTTCTCCATGTAAAAGAGTTGCTCTACCAGCTGAGCTAATGATGCATATAACAAAAAAAAAAGTCTGGTAATTATTTACCAGACTTTTCGTATTTTTTTATGTTTTATTTTTTAACACACGAATATCTGGCTGGAAGTTCTCCCGGCTTGACCTTGTCCTGCGACTGCTTGTATGTTTAAAATTGTTTTCATGTTTATTATAATTCTATATATTAAAAAAGTTTAATCTGTTTTATTATTTTTTTACAAATATATTAATAATATTTCAAATATAAAAATATTATCTTAATAAAGTTGGAAATTCTATATACATTGACGATGGAATGTATTTAAATTTAATGTTCTTTGCTATGTTTTCTTCAAAAAATGTTTTATCATTTGGTTTAATCCAATATGTTTTACCCATATATTTAATACCTAAATTTTCACCCATTTCTATCCAATCTTTCTTTTCAGGAATAGTAAATGACATAGCTCTTACTGTATCATTAGATTCATTTATAATTAAAGTACCACCAATTCCATCATCGTTTCTATTTTCAATATTAGATATAAGATCTTTTAATTTTTTGTTATTTGGATATTTTTTTAATATTTGATGCTTATTTAACGAATTATCTGAATCATTAATAAAAAATCTAAAATTACCAGGTTCTCTGTTTTCTTTACCATATGACCAACTTATGTTTACTGTATCATTAGATTCATTAATCCATTTTTGTTTTGGATTATCAATACCAGCTTTCTTTAGTTGTAGTTCAGATAAAACTTTATAATCTTTATCACCGTCAAAATCAGATAAAGCATCTTTAGCATCATCTTTAAATTCCCAGCCTGATTCAACTTTTTTAGTTTTAGTATTAACTACAAAAAATTTATACAATGCTACTTCTTTTTTATATTGTTTATCAGATTTTTTTCCTTCTAATAAAATTTTAAAATCATTTATATTTGTTATCATAAAATTATATATTATTTTTATAATTAATTATATCAGATTTTATCTCATATAATACAGAACCTAAATAAAAATTATCATATTTTGTATTTCTAAAATCTATTCCATCATAATTACATGCTTTTAAAAATCGTGTAATTATATAATCTGATTTAGGATTATCTTGTTTTATAAGATCTGATAAATATTGATTTGTTATTGTTTTTACTGTTTCTTCAGACAAATTTATATTAAAATGTTTTAAATCTATTGTTAAATCTTTTATAAATTTATCAAATTTTACAGTTAACAAATCTTCTTCATTTATGTTTGATAAATATTCAGTTAAAGCTATTGTTGATTCTACAAAATCTTCTGCATCTTCTGGTTTATATAAATTATATAAACTAAAATCAATCATAACTATATTTCTTTTAGCTTGTTTTTGATATGTTAAAGCATCATCTAATTTACCAAAAAAATAATAACCTGCACCAAAATGTCCAGTTTTACTATTATTTAAAAAATTCATATTTTTAATATGATATAATTTATCTCCAATATAATCTGTTTTATGTTTTAAATCCCCTACGTGATATACATAATTAGGATTTTTAAATTCAAATATTTTTGTTATCATTAGTTTTTAGTTGTTAATACACCAGCTTCATACATTGATTTACCATTCTTAATTAAGAATTGTAATTGATCATTTTGTTTTTTAGAAAGTTTTTTATTTTTTTGTAATTTTTTGACCATAGGTGCAAAGAAATTATCATTATGGTATTTACTATGTAAAGTGTTATAACGTTGCATCACGTATTTAATTTGATCATCTGTGAATGTTATAGTTTCATTTAAATTTTCATTAATAAATAAAAATTGTTTTTTCTCTAAAACATATTCACCTAGATATTCAACTACTAAATATTCTCTTTCTAAAGTAATATCAAATAATTCAGTATCATATAATTCTTCAGAAATATTAGCAATATCATCTAATGTTGCATCAATATCCGGATATACATGATAAACATTATTACCAACATATTCTATTTTAGATACAGTTTCTTGAAAAGTATTCCATAAAACTTTTTTTATTTCATCGTGACTATACATTTTAGATTAAATATTTTTATAAGCTAAATTAATAGTTTCTAAATATAATTTGAAATTATTAATTGAAGTAAACATTTTTTCGTTTTTTATTTTATCTAATTTTTCAATTGATTTAGTTAACATTTTGATCTTTTTTTCTAATTCGTTATATGAATCATCAGATTTTTTTGTATCATTTAATTTATTTAATAACTCTTGTTTTTTATTAACCAAATTATCATATGATTTATTTTCTTGTTGTAATATAGTTTTACAAATATGATCAGCTATAATTACATTTTCTGCACCACATACAGAACAATTACCTAATTCAACACCATCATTATTTGTTTCAACTTCAGTAAATGCATCTTCTTGTGGTTTTTGTATTTTAACTACTTCACCAGCTGATACAGGAACTAATTCATTTTCATTTATATTTGTATTCATATACAAAAATTATTTTTTATTATATATAAAAAAAGCACAATCAAAAGATTGTGCTTTTACAATTAAAAGTGTTCAATTAATAATTGTTAGAAAACTTGTGGAAATGATGCATCTAAATCATATTTTAATTTAAATGATAATTCTCCAGCAATTTTTTGTAATTGAAAGATAGATGAATTAGCATATTGTAATTGTAATCCATATCTTTGTGGGTGTGATGATAAATCTGTTAATTTATTAACTAATTCCCACACTGTATACATAGTTTTGATTTCTTTATATTTTTTAGAATCAACTAAATTCAAATCAATATTTTTTGCTAAATATGCTTGTTTCATTTCACGAACTGGTAAAAATTCTTCAACAGTTTCACGTACATCCGGTTCATTAAAGTTAGCAACATGGTATTCTACGTTTTCTCTAACATTTAATAATTCAGCATAAGATGCAGTTGTGTCCATCATTAAGATAATTCGTTTTTTGAATTCTTGTTCAAAATTCATATTATCTTTTAAATTTGTTACAACATCAAAGAATGATGAAACAGCTTTTTCACCATCTGATTTTTTCAAAATCAATGATAATCCTTTTGTAGATACAGCCATACCATTAGTACACACCAAACGCTCATTAAAAGGATTTACAATTGTTTGTGTTGGTGTATTAATAAATACTAATCCAGATTTAAAGAATTCATCATTTAAACCTGTACCTGTACCACCAACATTGAATTCCCAATTATTATTTAACACTGAAATTTCAACATTACCGTTTTCAGTAAGTGCCATATTTTTGATTTCCATACCAGAATGATTATTCATAGTTTGTTCTAATAATCTAAAATATGCATTATTATCTAAAACGTTTGCAGCTGATTTAGTAAAATCGACAATTTTATATGTTTTTTTGTTGATTAATAAACAAATTGTTTGTTTATTTTCAGAACCAGATAATGCAATTTGCATCATCTCAATTAATTTTTTTGAGACATTTTCACCTAATGTGTTTGCAATAATTGACATTTGATTATTTGACAAACCTAAAAAAGTAACCAATGATTTGAATGCCTTTTCAGTCATTTCAAATGGTACACCAGCATATTCAATATGTGTAGAATCAATAATTGAAATTTCATTGATGCTAACGGTTTTTCTAATTAAAGAGTTTAAAGCTTTTTCTTTAAATGCATCAAATTCAGCTTGTGATATTTTTTTATTATTAAATAAATTGTCCATAAATTATTATATTGTTTTATAATTGATTTGTTTAACTTTACAAATATACGTATTTTATTTTATTAAAAAAAATTATTTATTAATTAATTTCAGTACCTTCAATTAATTGTCTTTTTCTTTCAGCATCCATTCTTACTTGATCTAAAAATTCATCATTAAAAAATTCATTTTCTTTAACAATATTTACTTTATTTTCTTCAGCAAATTCAGCAATACGTTGGCTATTATCAAATTTATTAGCATCAAATTCTAAACGACCAGTTTGTTTGTTTTTTGTAAAGTATAAACGTTTACCAATCATATGTCCACCACGTCTATTTTTATCAAAATAAATATATCTATCACCGGCATTGTCAAATTTTACATAAATTAAACCAGTTAACATATGTTTAATTTTATTAGAACCAACAAATGTACCGCCTTTTGTATATTGTTGAATAACAAAAATTGTAGATCCTTTTTCAGATGCAACTTTACGTAACAAATTGATTAATTTAGATTCAGCTTTTTTAGGTGTTAATCCTAATACTTCACGTAACTGATCAATTACTACTTCAAACGAATCAAGAATAACAAAATTCCATCGACATAAAGCTTGTTCTAATAATTCATAATAATTACTAGCTTCTAAGTATTTAAGCATAAATACACTTTCTAAAGAACCTAATAAAGGATTATCTAATACTTCTTCTGACCAATCGTCTTGATCCATTTCACAAGATACAAAACCTGCTGTCAAATCTGGATTAGCTTCTTCTAAATATTGAGCAATATTTGTACAAATTGTTGATTTACCAGCACCAGACTCACCGGTAACCATATATGTTGTACCTGGCATAACACCCATACGTTTTGATGCAATCTTATCAAATGCTGTACCTGTTGCCCAGGCTTTAAATTTATTTGGATCTAATTCAGTAGCATCTACTGTTACAATTTCTAGTTCCATATTATTTTCAGGTTTAGCTGTAAATGGAACACCTAATACATTAATACTATCTTCTTTAGGACTAAAAATGTTTTTACTGATAGCTTCATTTAAATAAAATTTAAAATTGCTTTCTTTTACACTAGTATTTTCATTTTGATAAAACATACTAATAACCTCTTTTTTTGTAAATGCATTATTTTCTAATGTTGATAGAAAATTTAAAACTGTTTCTTTTTGACTCATAATTTTGTTTTATTAATTGAACAGTACAAATATATAAAAATTATTTTAATTAAAACATAAAATTTAAAAATTTATTTTTTTTTTTAATAATATACATATGTGGCATAATTATTTTTAATAAAAATTAAACTTTATTAAATAAATGTATATAATGTATTTTCTTTAAAAATAATTAAAAAAATAAATTAAACATTTTTATGTATAAGACATAATAATAATATGCAACATATGAAATATGTAAGTCCTTTGTTTGAGGATATATATCTAAAGAAAACGGTTATATATAAAGGAACTAGATTAAAAAGTGTAAATCTAGTTTATATGATAGATTTATTTCTTAACCGTTATATATTTTTTAATAAAGATAATATTAAATTAAATTCAAAAATTCTTAAATGGTTTTATGGTGGAAATTATTATAAATACATTGAATATTTAATTGACAATAATTTTATTTACTTATATAAAAATTATAGTGTTGGTAATAAAAGCAAATGTTATAAATTAACAGATAAAGCTAAAAATAAAGGTTATATCTCAGCTAATATAGATATACCACAAAAAATGCAACAGAAAACTAATTTAATGAATAAGAATTTTAGTAGTGTTGATGATGTGATAAAAAATAAATTAATAAATGATTTATATAAAATAAAGTTAGATATTGATAAAGCTAAATCATGGATTGATAATAATATAGACAAAGATGATAAAGCTTATTTTGTAAATACTAGTATATGTACAAAAATATCAAATAATGATTTATATTATTCGTTTGATAATTATGGAAGATTTCATACTAATTTTACAGTATTAAAAAAAGAAATAAGAAATTCTTTTTTAACAATAGATGATGAGAAATTAAAAGAAATTGATATAACTAATTCACAACCATTTTTCTTATATTTATTAATGAAAGAAAAAGGTTTTACTGAATTTAATAGTTTTGATACAGATGTGTTAAGTGGTAAAATTTATGATAAAATAAAAGATATATCTGGATCAACACGAAAAGAAGTAAAAGTAAATATTTATTCTGTATTATTTGGTCGTAATATGACAAAAAATTATTGGAACAAATTATTTAATTCACTATATCCAGAAGTACATGAATGGATTATTAATTATAAAAAAGAAAACAAAAATTATAAAATTATTGCACAACACTTACAAGCATTAGAATCTGAATTTATGTTTAAACAATTAATACCAGAAATTATAGCATATAATAAAAACATTAAATTAATTACAATACATGATAGTGTAATGATTCAAGAAAAATATTATAGTGAAGTTAAAAAAATATTTTTTAATTGTTTAAATAAACTTATTAATTAAATATCTTTCGTGACCTTTTGGTTCTAAATTACAAATTTTACCTTTGCTCATAATATATAATCTAGCACCAATTTCGTTATGAACAAAATAATTAGAATTTCTTAAACCCCAACCTGGTCCATTGTGATCTTTTGGTCTCATTAATTTTTTAATTGTATTTTTTGATGGATTTCTCATATTACAATTATATAAATTAATTATAAATTAAAAAAACATTTTAGGTTCTATAATAATTCCTAATTTCGGAATTGATCCAGTTTTTTGTTTAGAATAAAAATTAAATTTAGTTATAGGACCTTGGAAATTAAATTGTTTACCATCTTCTAATTCAAAAGCATCTATTAATTTTCTATATTCTTCATTTGAAATTTTTGGTGAAATTATAAAATTTTTACCAACTTCTAATGGATATGGTTTCATTGTATTTTCAAATTCTAAACTAAATTTTCTACTTGATCCAGTTTCATCTATAATTAATTTTCTAATTTTCTTCAATTTTGGGCCATCTGGATATTGTATTAATACTTCCATACCATCATAAATAACGTATTCTTTATTTGGTATTAATTTAGAAAATTCTAAAGGAATAGCTGTTGGTGAATATACATCTTTTTTAGGTGTATTTAATTTGTCTTCTTCATTAGCTTTCAATTCAACTGGTGTTAATATTTTATTAATAGAATTGTTTTTTAAATTAATAGGTGGGAATTGTTTATTGAATTCAGCATCACTTATATCTAAATCAATAATAATATTTTTTCGTTTACGATCATCAAATGATAATTTAGTGAAATCTATATCACGTAATTCTTTAATATCAGTATCATCGTGTGCTTTAATTTTATTAACTATATCTTGATTATTATAAGAAAAAGGATATAATAATAATGTAACAACAGTTTGTTCTTTTATAATTGCAATATAAACATTACCAACACTTTTATCTACTTCAATTTCTGCTTGAATTAATTTACCATTTTCTCTAAAATATAAATTACCAAAAACAATAGCTATAGGATTTATAGCAATTGCAGCTTTATCTAATATTTCTAAAGCATAATAATACATAGCCTTTTTAAATCTTGTTTTAGCTAAATCTGATTTTGTTAAATTATTTTTAATAATAGCATTTCTTATTCGTAAATTAAATCTATTATCACTATCATATGCGTAATGTTTTGAAAAGAAAAATTCGTTAATTGATGTTATCATTTTTAAAATTGAAAAAATATTTATATGGTTGTTATATTGTATACTTATATATTAAATATTATGACAAGACAAGCAGAGTTTAATGATTTTGAAAGATTTTTAAATTTTATATTTCCAAACATTCAAAAAATAGAAAACGATGAATATATCTTTTTAAATATATTTGCTGATTCTAAAAAATATGATAAACAATTTTTTGATAAAATTTTAAATGAAAATTTTAATAAACAAGAAATTGATATACATTTTCCGGATATAATTATTACAGAAAATAAAGAGGATCTTTATTATGTTGGAAAAGACGCTTATGATAAAAATATTGAATATTTTACAGTGCGTATTAAAAAATAATTATTATATTCGTAAAAAAAATAATTTATGACAGAATTTTTAGCACTTTTAATACCGGTTTTTGCAGCTGGTATCTTATTGTTTATTTTTAAACACAAAACAACTTGGTGGGAAGTATTACTACCATTGATTGCTGGTATTATTATTATCTTTTCAATGCGTGCTTGTGATAAAGCAGTTTTAGTAGAAGATAATGAATATTTATCATATTATGGTATGTCAGTACATTATGAAGAACCATGGAATGAATATATTCACAAAACATGTTATTATACAACATGTACTGGAAGTGGTAAAAGTAGAGTATGTACAACACATTCTTATGATTGTTCTTATGTTAAATATCACGATGCTGAATATTATATAAAAGATAATGGTAATAATATTCATTATATTACAGAAAAAGAATATAAAAAATATAGAAAATTATGGGGTAATAATAATTTTGTAGAAATGAACCGTAATTATCATACAATTGATGGTAATATGTATGTTTCGGTTTGGAATAAAGATACAAAAACAATGATTACAACTCAAAAAAATCATTCATATACAAATAAAGTACAAGCATCACATTCTATTTATAATTTTAAAGAAATTGATGAAGAAGAAAAAATTAAATATAAATTATTTGATTATCCAGAAATTACAAATTACAATATAAATCCAATATTAACAAATGGTTATACTGTTCAAGATTATGAACAGCGTTCTTTTAATGTTATTAATGGTTTATTGGGATCTAAAAAACATGTACAAGTATTACTACTAATTTGGAAAAATAAACCAATAGAAGTCAGTGAAATGCAAAAAGCATATTGGAAAGGTGGAAATCAAAATGAATTAATTATTTGTATTGGTTTAGATAATAATAACAATATCAAATGGAATAATATATTTACCTGGTCAGAAAAAGATATTGTAAAAATTAAAATTAGAGATTATTTATATAATTTAAAAGGTAAAAAATTATACATTGGTCCTTTAAAAAATTATGTAATGCCAGTAATTGATAAGCATTGGGTAAGAAAAGATTTTAAAGAATTTGATTATTTGGAAGTAGAATTAACTTATGGTCAAATTGTTTGGATATTTATTGTTGTATTAATTGTTACAGTTGGTTTATCTATTTTTGTTATTATGAATGATGTAGATCCAATTTATAAAGAATCAACGCCAAATCAAAAATTAATTATTTTTAAACAAAAAACAATTGATAATATAAAAAGATTATTATATTTGTTAAAAACAAAAACTAACGAATATTATACAATATTAAAAAATAAATTCAAAAAACAATAATATGTTAATAGACGCATTAGAAAGAAGCATAATCCATGCTAAAAAGAAAAATTGGAATAAAATTTATATCGCAGTTGATATACATGATGTTATAGTTAAAGGTAACTATATTCCAAATGTATTACCTACCGATTTTTTATATGGTGCAAAAGATACATTAAAATATTTATCTAAAAGACCAGACATTTGTTTGATTTTAAATACATGTTCACATCCACATGAAATTGAAAAATATTTAGAATTTTTCAAAGCTAGAGATATTCATTTTAAATACGTAAATGAAAATCCAGAAGTACCAAATAATGCATTAGGTTGTTACGATGATAAATTTTATTTTAATATTTTATTAGAAGATAAAGCTGGATTTGTCGAATCAGACTGGTACGTTATCTATACATTTTTTAAACAAATTGATATTTTACAATGATAATAGAATTTACAAATTTTTCACTTAGACAATTTAGTCCAACTTTTGCTGGAACTAAATTACCAATAAAAATTGATGAACAATTAGGTAATACTTATTATACAAATTTATTAAGTAATATAACAGATATTTGGTTTGAGTGGAAAGATTCATATCAACCATTTTGTAAATATTTAATAATTAAAAATGATATTGATTCTATTAAATCTGGTACTATTAAATTAAATTGGTTTACAAAATTATTTATTAAATCTGGATATAGTTCTAGAACACCAGAAGAGCTTTCTGTATTAAGTAGATGGGTAAAATTACCATTTTGGTTTAAACGACCTAAAGCAGAATATTTAGTATTTGTTTTATATTCTCGTGATCAATTAATTAAAGAACTTAAAGAAAACGAAGTTTTAGAATTATCAGATGATTGTAATTGGGGAATTGTTGCTGTATTAGGAACATCTGAACCAATACCAGATCCTATGCCACCAATTACAATTATGAGAAATGCTTTAGGTGTTGAAGAAGGTGGAAATGGTGCTAAATTAGATCATAAATTATATAATGAATCTGTAGAATTTTGGGATAAATATATTTTAATTAAATAATAAAACTTTTAATTTTACTCAGTTATTAATTAATATATATAACATGAGTCAAATTAAAGGTAAACAAATTAAAGATAATTCTATTTCAAAATCAAAATTAGATTTTGATCTTTCATATACTCATGTACAATCCGTTTCTTTATCTACTTGGAATATAACGCATACATTAGATAAATATACAAATGTAACAATTTATGATTCATCTGATAATGTTATAGAAGGTGAAATAAATTATATTTCAAATAGTCAATTACAAATTAAATTTAATCAATCATTATCTGGTAAAGTTGTTTTATCATAATTTTAAAAACGTGTTTTAATATATAAAATAAAATACATTTTAAAATGGCAAAAAGAAATTTTAGAGTTGATTTAGATTTAAATCAAAATGAATTATTAAAAGCTAAATTAGAAACTTTAGCTTCGGCACCAGCTACTCCAGTTTTAGGACAAATATATTATGATTCAACTAAATCACAAATAGGTGTTTGTACAAATGCTACTGGACCAGTTTGGTCTTATGGTGGTGATATAACAGATGTTGTAGGTACTTTACCAATTGTAGTTTCTGTAGATGGTGCTGGTGTTGCAACCGTATCTATAAATGCAGCAACAACTTCAACTGCTGGATCAATGTCTGCAGCAGATAAAACTAAATTAGATAATGCAACAAATGCAGCAACAGCTTCAACATTAGTTCAACGTGATGGTTCTGGTAATGCAACATTTAATATGTTAACTATTAATAATGCACCATCAGCAGCAACAGATGTTGTTAATAAAGCGTATGCTGATGCATTAGTACAAGGATTAGATATTAAACAATCAGTAAGAGCAATTGCAACAACAAACGTTGCATCTTTATCTGGTCCACAAACTATTGATACTGTATCTTTAGTTGCTGGTGATAGAGTTTTATTAATTGCACAAACAACTACAACACAAGATGGTATTTATGTAGTAGCTGCAGGTGCTTGGACAAGAGCAACAGATTTTGCATTAGCATCAACAGTTGCTGGTTCATTTATGTTTGTTGAAGAAGGATCAAACGCTGATACAGGTTGGGTTTGTACTAATAACAAAGGTGCTGATGTTGTAGGAACAAATGATTTAACATTTACACAATTCTCAGGTGCTGGTTCAATTATTGCTGGTTTCGGTTTAACTAAAACTGGTTCAACATTAGATGTAGTAGCAGCAGATAACTCAATTGATGTACAAGCTGATTCTATTGCAGTAAAATTAAATGCAACAGGTGCAATTGAAACAACAGCAACAGGTTTAAATACTAAAGTTGATACAAATAATATTACTAAAGATGGATCAAATCAATTAACTATTGGTAATTATGTTTCAAAAATTGGATCTAAAACAATAACTATAGGTACAGCAGCTGGTGCACAAACAATAACACACAACTTTAATACTAGAAATGTTTCAGTTATTGTTTATGATGCTGCAACATTTGAAGAATATACAGTATCTGTAACACATCCAACAGTAAATACTGTAACTATAACTGGTAATGGTACAAATACATCAGTAATTGCAGTTATTATTGGTAATGTCGGTCAAGCAATAGCATAATATTTATTAAATTATAATTTAAAAACCCTTATATTTTATAAGGGTTTTTTTTTATGCTTAATTTTTTTTTTTAATATATAATATAACATTATGGCAAAAAAAATTAAAATAGATCTAGATTTAGATAATAATAAAATTAGTAATTTATCAAATCCAACAAATCAGTTAGATGCGGTAAATAAAGATTTTATTGATGAATTATTTATAGATTTATTAAATATTGGTACTTGGACTTATGATGCAACAACAACAATATTACCTGCTATAAATACATTTAGATTAAATAATGCAACTCATTCATTAGTAACAAATATATGGATTCATTATACTGATTTAAATTCATTTGTTGCTGATTTTATTTTTGATAAATTAACAACAAATGATGAAATTATTATTCAAGATACATTAGATTCATCTAAATGGGTAAAATATAAAATTACATCAAAAACTGATAATGCAACATATTTTACTTTTGTTGTAACATATCTTGAAACATCTGTTTCTGGTTCTATTACTACAGGTAATTCATGTAAATTGAAATTTATAGAAACGCCAACAGTTTCTGCTACAGAAACAGGATCATATGGTATTACTATAGATGGTAGTGGATCAGTAATAACAACAGGTATTAAAGGTTATTTAATTATTCCATATAATTATACAATTACAGGTTGGTCAATTATTGGTGATACAACTGGATCAATTGTGTTTGATATATGGAAAAATAACTCAACAATACCAACAATAACAGATACTATAACAGCGTCAGCAAAACCAACATTATCATCTCAACAGTTTTTATCTAGTACAACATTAACCGGATGGACAACAAGTGGATTAGCTAATGATAAAATTATAATATCTGTTAATTCTATATCTAGTTTAACAAAAGTTACATTGACAATAAATTTAAATAAAATATAAAAACATGGCAACTAAAGCAATAAATTTTAAATTCACTGGAGCAACAACACCAGTATCAGCTTATGATGAAACTAAAACAAATTTAGGAACATTAATAAAACAATATTCTGGACCAAATCCAGAAGACAATTATGCTGGTCCTGCAAGAATTGGTTTAGGAAGACCAATGGAACAAGCTACTGCAATACCAGGAGTATTTCCACATATTATTAATTTTAGTTCAACTATAGATTGGGTATTTTTAGCAGATAATGCCACAGCAGCAGCAACAAGAAGAATAATTTTATATGAATATAATAAAAATACTTCTGAATTTAATTGGAAAGGATTTATAACATTAACTTATCCAACAGCAACCAACCATACAATACGTGGTTTACGTGTTACTAGAGATTTACATACTGTAGGTACAGTAGCTGTTTCAGGAACTGCTGTTACTGGTACTTCTACAACATGGCAAACAGATAGAGCGTGTGTTGGAAATAGAATTGGATTTGGTTCAACAGATCCTACACAAATAACAACATGGTATCAAATATCAGCAATAGGTTCAAATACATCAATAACATTAACAGCTTCGGCTGGAACAATTACTGCTGGAACACCATATGTAATTGAAGATTTACGTGTGATAACTTCTACAACAAATGCTACTACAACAAATGGTGGTTTATATGTAACTAAAGGTGTATCATGGGACGCATTTAATACAGTAGCTGGAACTACAATACCAGCAGCAACAACTGTTGATAATATACGTGCTGTATATTGGTTAGCTGACGCAACAACAGTAACAAACATAACAGCAGCAGGTTGTTCATTAGATGCATTTGTTAATTTTACACAACAAGATTGTTATGTGTTAGATTCAACTGGACCAAAAATATATAAATATAATTTAAGAGCAGCATTAACTGTAGCATCTGGTAAATCGACAAATGCTTTTACTTTAGTTACAGGTACTCAAGCAGTAACTGGTACAACGTCTGTTACTAATAACGGTAGAATTGGTACATTAAATCATGGTCCAGGATCAGGTATTAAAAGTTTTTATTTTGTAACTACAACTAGAGTTTATCGTGTGGCGGTAACAAATATTGTAGCAGCTTCAACTACATGGCAATCTGATGTTATGTTAGAAATTCCACCGGGCTCTGTTAATACATATGGAGCAACAGGTGCATTAGCATCAATAGAAATAGCCAGTAATATTGATAGATTAGTTATTATGTCATCAGGTACTGCCGGTGCTAGAAGTTATGTAACGCAATATAATACTGTATCAAGTCAATTCGATCATATATTTTTAGTTGATGATAAACAATTAGATCATTCTATAGCTGATGCTGGTGGTGTAATTCATCCATCAATATTAGCTTCTACATTTTCTGTTTGGGTAGAAGATGGTATAATGTATTTAGCAAGAATAGCTACAACATCTGTGCTTAATCAAATTTATACTATACCTGTTGGTGCTCATAGAACATATGCTATTAATCAAAATGAATTATTAATTACACCAAAAATAACATTAACTAATCCATTAAAATTATACGGTGTTTGTGTTCAACATTTATCATCTATAGGATCAGCTACATTAAGTTTGGCTACTGAGCCATTTACTATGTATTATAGAACATCTGGTATAAGTGATAATACTGGAACATGGTTAGAATTAGAAGAAAATGGTGATTTAAGTGGAGTATCAGCAACAGATATACAATTTGCTTTTGCTTTTAGAGTTTTAGGATCTACTTGTATTCCTGGTAGAATTTTAGGATTAACTTTAGTATATGAAGATACTTCTGGAGATGATCATTATACACCGAGTGTTGCTAATTCATCTATAGCATCAAGAATATTCGCATATAGACAATCGTTAGCTTGGGGTTCTAATATTCCTACAATGAGAATACGATTATATAATGCATCATCTGGAGTTTTGTTATTAGATGATACTACAACTGCAAATGCTTTTGGTACGTTTGAATATTCTACTGATAACGGTGGAACATGGAATGCATGGTTAAATACTGCCGATGCAGTTGGTAATTATATTAGATATACAGCAACATCTTTACCTGCAGGTATACGTGTAAGAGCTTTACTTACAATAAATTAATATATAAATTATGGATGATATTTTATTTGAAGATTATGATTTTATTTTAGAAATTGAAACAGGTACACCAGGTGGAACTATAGTTAGTTATTCAATGGATGGATTTGGATATGATTTTACGTCTAGTATAGGTGGTGGCGGAGAAGTGGCTGTAGTTTTTATATCATAAAAAATATTTAATATAATATGAAGAATACAGCAAATATATTTTCATTTGACGGTGGTGGAATTCGTGGAATAATTGAATTGGTTCAGTTAGTT